CGCCCGATCAGATCACTTTCCTCAATGACGTAAAGAAAACCGGTGGTGAGGCTTATATCGCCTGTCAGGTGGGGAATCAGGTGGAGTTGAAGGAGTGGAAGGTACAATAATTTAAAACTAAACATATGAAACTACAAGACTATTTGCCATATTATCTAGGCTGCGATTACTGGACAAATAATAGCCAGGGTAACCTGAATGCAAAAACGCTTCCCGATGTGATTGATATGTGCGACAAGAATAGAGGGGTGCAGCTACATCTTCGCCGCCTGGAAGATATGACGGAGGAAGAGGCGCGTGGTTTTCTGATCCATGCAAAACCTCATGCCGAATATATTACGCATAACGAATATGCGGTGCATTGGCAGTATCAAGGTTCAAGATCCGAAATTTGGTTTCTGTTCGGGCCGCCTGCCGGTTTCCATTACCTCCTTCAGCAACACTTTGATCTCTTTGGCCTTATTGACGCCGGATTGGCTATTGACGCTAAAACATTAAAATCATAACGATGTGCCTACAACAGAAAACAACATGTAGCGAATGCGGTAAAGATACCGATGGCCTGATGACCTGCACTTTTCCGGATGGCAATGAAATTCTTTTATGCCCGGATTGCTTAAAGGCCGATGGTAGTTTCTGTTTGTGTTGCGGCTACTTTTGTTCGGGCATAGAATCTTTCGATTTTGTTCACCCTGGCTATTGTGATAATTGTATCGAAGAAATGGAAGATGATGATTGGGATGATGAATACGAGGATAGTGATTACAATTATGAACAAGACTGTGATGAAGATTTTCCGAATGGATCTTTGGATTATTAAATAAAACCCATGAACCAATTCACCCTCTGCCTATTTATTATCGTCGCTGCGTATGTAACAACATTGACGGTAACCGGGCTGGTACTGGGGTTGTGTTGGGTACTGGATAAAATTATTAAACGATGATAGAATTAAGGGGAAACTATTGGGCGTTTGAGGTGCCAGCGGATGCATGGGTACTTAAGCCGGAAAACTATAGAACTGACTTTGTGATTAACATGGGCTATATAATATACCCTGTAGCTGGCAAAAAGAAATGGTTGTCATTACCGGGAGCGCCAGGATTAAAGTTGCCAGGTCTTGATTATAACGAAACAAAGAAATCGGCAATAAAACTCCCGCCAGGCATATGGGAGATAGTCTGCACCAGCAAAAGCGCGACGGAGGAACAGGCGAGAGAGATTGCCGAGCGCAATGGTGAGGGCTGGATTGATTACGACAAAGACCACTTCCATCATGATATTCCTTATCCCGAAGCGGTTGACGCATTCAGCTCCCTTCTTACCTCAAAAGGATGCGACTTAAACAAAAATTGGTTGATTTTAAAAAAGCAGTAAATACTATGCACCCAGTACATTTTGAAGGATCAACAGAAGTAAGGAAGCCCGAAGATATGACATACGAACAATGTATGTCATTATGGGCGAAAATTGGTTACGCGAATGCAATCATTGCAAAGTTTATGGGCTTTGATGTTGTTGACGTAGGATATTCTGATAGTGAAGAAGAAACGGAATGGCAAAGGAATCATGATGAATGGATGAACACAGTTGGGTTAACGCAGGTTGGCAGGTATATTGTGAATGTCAAAGAAAACATTTGGCATCCGTGGGATGATGTGAAATATCACTCATCATGGGACAGCCTTATGCTGGTATGGTTTAAAATCCAAACGATAGGCGCAGATATGGGCTATATTTTTAAAAAGTACCACGAAGCATTTCATGCTGGTATAGATCACCAATCCATAGCTAAATGTCACTCTGCCGTTTACCAATTCATTCAATGGTACAATAAACAATCAAACACCACCAATGAACATACCACAGGAAACGATTGATAAGATTCAGAAAGAAGCAAGGGATTATGCTCTAAATCTATCCTTTCCCATTATATGGTCATCGGAAAAAGTAGAAGGCGCAAGGAATGATGCTGCTACTGATTATGAAAAGGGTGCTACCGAATGGGTGGGTAAGGCGCAGCCGGTTATTGATATCAGCGGGGAGATAATCGGGTTATTAGACCCTACCAGAAAATACGTATTGATTCCGACTGAAACGATTACCCGATTGTATAACGCCCTCGCCAAATATAAGGAGGTAACCAATGGATAACCAATTACCGGCTGATGTCACCGAGAAAATATTAAGAGCGCGGGATGCGTTGGCGCTAAACGATATAGATGAAGCATACCATCAACTATACGGTATAGCGTCACCAAACTACGATAGCTACTTTCCCTGGAAAGAAATGGAAGATCGGGTTAATTACCCGAAGGTAAATGAACAGCAATATAACGAACGAAGGCAAGTAACCAAATACGCCACCAATCTTCACCAGGCTCGCGCCCTCCTCGAAAAATTCATATCCCGCCACGAAGGGGGACTGCTGCCTGACCGGTTTATTTATAACGAAATAAAAACATTTTTGGATGGAAAGTAACACCCAATTTGATGATGAATTTCTTGACGGCATAAAGAAAGCTGCGGATGCATTGCATAATAAAATCGCAGACCTACAAGCCAAATGCGATAGGTATGAGGCGGCATTGAAGAAGATTCAGGAAATCTGCGAACATGATGATTATGGCGAGAAGTCAAATAATTGTCCCTTATGTATAGCCAACGAAGCCCTATCCGGGGAAGGGGAGAAGGAGGAACAATGCACATGTAACGCACATCATATAGCCGCTCACGGGAAATGCTATAGATGCCCAGAAAACCAAAAGGAGGATCGACAATGACACATAAACACCTTGTTGATATTGGTTACCGTTGGCTATTAAAGAACGGTGGCTGTGGCGTAGCGCTGAAGGAACTGAAATCCATCAATAGTGAAATACCAGACGTTATTGGGTTCTCATCACATTATAGTTACGTACTGGAATGCAAAATAAGTCGTGGCGATTTTCTGAAAGATAAAAAGAAACCGCATCGCGAACAAGGAATGGGAGATTACCGGTACTTTATATGCCCAACGGGGTTAATTAAATTGGAAGAATTACCGCAAAAGTGGGGATTGATTTATGTATCAATTGAGCATAAGGCGAAGGTAATTAAAAAGCCAAAATGGGATGAAGACAAATTTGATAAAGATCGGTTTGCGGAACAGCGGTTAATGTATAGTGTCATGCGTAGACTGTTCATTAAAGGATATTACCCCGCGATTTATGACAAAGATTACCATGCTAACACTGATGTAAATTACCTAATTGCATTGAATAACCCCACTAACCAGTTAAAAGATGGACAATAAACAATTAGTTGCTGATAAGATAAAAGACAGACTGAAACAACTTGGCATTAGCAGGCAGCAATTTGCCAGCATGATGAAAGTGCAACCGTCTACCGTTACAAAGTGGTTAAGTGGCAATAACAATTTTCAGATATATACATTATTTGAAATCGAAAAACAGTTGCAATTCAATTTGTTCAATTATACAATAAAAGATGGACAATGAGTAAAACAAAAACTGATGCTATCCAAAAAATGGATAATAAGCTCGAAAGGGTGTCTTTAGCTGAGGCCAGGGATATGCTTTATGAGAAATTTCGCACAAACATCCGGCTCCTGAGAGCCAAGAAAGGCTGGTCAGGCTGCGAGGCTGGCGAACAAATCGGATTGAAGAACGGCAAGCGAATGATTGATTTGGAATACGGCCGAGCAACGCCAACTATAGAGGAAATTCTTTTAATATCAAAAGCGTTTGATGTTAAGATGGATGATCTAATACACAACGAAGCGGTAATTATTTTTCAAGATCGCAAACAATAAACATGGAAAATATATACCCGATAGGAGATGATTACCCCCTAACCCCTGAAATGGATCTCATTTTACGCATAGTCTCGCAATGGGGGAATGCAGTTGAAATGCCCAATATGGAGGACTGGCTGAAGGAATATGCGGTAGCCACAAGAGAAAAGAAATATCTAACAGAAGATATATACCCCGGTTCCTCATATCAACCTCTATTCGACTTGATGCACCAGGAGCATGGATTGACATTACTGGAATCGGAAATGAATGATATAATCCATGTGGTGAGGGAGATGGAGGGCCCGATAGGCGCGGTATGGGTTAAGGCGAGTGAGTTCAGAACAACCGTTCCAATTTACAGGCCGTATAGAAAACGAATTATGGAAGATGAAGGAGAATATTATTATGGGCAAATATATGTCGCCGAAGACGATGGGCATATTTACCTGAATATTGATAACGAATCCAATTTTGAAATTCAGTCAGATGCAAAGTGGGATAGTTATGAGATTCTCGATGAAAGCGCGACCCACTGGCGCCCGTTACCGGAACCTCCCAAACAATCATAACATGCACCCCATCAACTTCCCCGGCGCCGTAGGTCGGGGTAAAACTAAAGCATATGAGAAATCTAAATGAAACTGTTGACCTTGGAATAATTAAAGTAGAATTGCCCGCATTCTCAAAAATGACGAATCAGGAACTGCAATCACAATTCGATAAGGCAATTAAAGACCTGGATACCGAATATGCATTTGCTTTGGTCCAGGAGGTGATTGAAAGGCAAGGTAAGGGTTCCACGTGACACAATTAATTGAAATTTCAGGAAAGATTGAAAATGAGTAACTTTGGATATGGGCGCGCCAAAGGGAAATGAGTTTTGGAAACTGAGATCAAAGCATGGTCGGGATAAATTATTTGAGACACCTGAACTACTTTGGGAAGCTGCCTGCGAATATTTTCAATGGTGCGAAGATAATCCATTGATGTCGGCTGAACAAGCCAGGAGCGCTGGCAAACCAATAAAGGACAAAGACGGAAAAGATGTATTCCCTGATCCAATTATTGAGATTCCGAAGATGAGAGCCTTTACAATTCAGGGACTTTGCCTATACCTAGATGTTAACACGGTGTATTTCAATCAGTTCGAGAAAGCGGTATGTGATAAAAGCGATGAAATATCAAAAGATTTTTCACAAATCTGCTCCCGCATCCGCGATGTAATATACCAGCAGAAGTTCACAGGAGCCGCGGCAGGCTTCTTAAATCACAACATAATAGCCAGGGAGCTCGGCCTTGCAGACAAGTCAGAATTAGTCGGTAAGGGCGACAGCGACCTATTCAAGGACAAAACCGACGACGACCTAAAAGCAATGCTAAAAGAAATATCATCTAAGCTGGATGAGTAACGAGCGTGATCAAATCATCGCTGCGATAAAGGCGGCCAATGAGCTTTTGTTAAGACAATCCAGAACTGATTTTAAAAGGTATGTCAAGTACCTTAAAGCTGATTACGACATGCAATGGTTCCATGCATATATCTGTGATCGGCTTAACGCATTTGCCAAGGGCGAGGTAACAAAGCTGATGATACTTATGCCGCCTCAGCATGGTAAATCCGAACTTGCCACAAGGCTATTCCCTTCCTTCCTACTCGGTATTAACCCGGACTTAAAGATTGCGATTACTAGTTACTCAGATAGCATAGTATCGGGATTCAATCGGGCGGTACAACGTAATATCGACAATGAAGCATATGGTAACTTATTCCCGGATACTCAGCTTAATCATAGCAAAATATTCAGTACTTCATTCTCAAACTTTACAAGAACAGATCATAAATTTGAAATAATCGGCCATAAGGGTTCTCTAAAATCAGTTGGTCGCGGTGGCTCGCTAACCTCAGAGCCTGTTGATATCGGAATTATTGATGATCTATATAAGGACCGTGAAGAAGCCAAATCAATGGTAGTAAGTGAAAGCGCCTGGAACTGGTATGTCGACGTATTCAGGACCAGGTTGCACAACGATAGCCAGCAGCTTATTATGAATACCAGGTGGGATGAGAATGATCTATGCGGGAGACTGTTGGTTGAGGAGCCAGGCGAGTGGGAGGTAATAAAGTTCCCTGCAATCAGGACCGAAGATATTAACGATTTTGATATAAGACAACCTGGAGACGCGCTCTGGCCGGGCAAGCATAGTCTCGAAAAGATACTGAGTCAAAAGAAACTAAGCCAGGTAAGCTACAATAGCCTTTATCAGCAAGATCCTAAGCCTAACACTGATATATTAATCTTCAGTAATTGGGTGTCTATTCCGGCATTGCCCAGCACTATAGATGCAGTTACATGGGGTCTTGACTTTGGAAAGACAACCGGGACCAATGCCCTTGTCAAGTCGGGCCTGGTCAATGATAATGTATACTTCAAAGAGTGCCTTTATGCTCCTGGCGTGCCCATGTCTGAGATCAAAAATATACTAGTTTCCAATGGATATAAAGAAGGACAAATTGTTTATTGCGACCATATGCCTGGTAAGATTGCGGAGCTGCGAACACTCGGGGTATCAGCATTCCCCGCATTAAAAGGCGATGGCAGTATTGATGCCGGGATAACCAAGCTGAAAGAATATACTTGTCACTATACTTCCGATTCCGTCAACCTCAAGATGGAGCTTAATAACTACCAATGGGTATGTTATGGTAAGATCATCACCAACGTTCCGGTGGACGAGTTCAATCACTTACTTGACGCATGCCGGTACGCTGTATACAGTCGTTATTTCCGCGGAAGATAACTTGCCTTTAACACTTCTGTATCGTAACTTTCGAGTTGACCAAACGACTTATGTTAAATGAAAAAGATCGTAGCACTAGCAATATTTATTATCTTCATAACCTCTTGTAAAAAAGAAAGTTATTCATGTTACGTATGTACTCATCCATCGTATAGCACAAAGGAAATTTGCAATACTACTCAAGGTGAGGTTGATCGGTGGATGCAAACTTCTGGTTATACATGCACAAGGAAATAATTTTCATTTTAAATTGAAAGTTCAGAAATAATAGTAACTTAGCTACCCCGACGTACACAAGGGTTAGCTGAGTACGTTGGCTTTGGCTAACGAAATAGGGCGTGAAAGTCTAACCACTTTGGCGCCCTTATTTATTTTATGCGAAACAAAGTAGCGAAAAGATTGCGCAAGGAAGCGAATGCCGAAACGGTAGGCCAATCTAAAAAGGTAACCAGGAAGCTATATCAGCAAAAGAAACGGGAATATAAGGCGAAATGACCGACATCATTATCCCCCTCAACAATCGCTCCACTCAAAAGAATATTGAGTTAAAGTACTGCCTGCGTAGTGTCGAGAAACACCTATCCGGTGTAGGAAACATTTTCATCATCGGCCATTGTCCTGACTGGGTTCAAAACGTTATACACATTCCGGCAGAAGAAGATCCGCGCAACCGCTTCAGGGATCGCAATATCATGAACAAGATGGTGATTGCCTGCAAGGATGAACGCGTGAGTGACGACTTCCTGATGGTGCACGATGACCATTTTCTGTTGGCTGACTATGAGGCTGAATCGTTCCCTTATTATCAATGCGGTGACTTGGTACCCAATGAAGGGCAATACGCCGTAACGAAAAGGAATACAATATCCCTGTTGGCCCTGGAAGAACCGCTAAAGAACTATGACTGCCATTGCCCGATCTTGTTTAACAAAGAACGATTCCTGCGGTCGGCCGCCTTGGCCGATTGGTCGAAGTGGTACGGCTACTGTCTGAAGACTTTGTACTGCATCATGAATGGGATCGAGGGTGAGCGCATGGAAGATATCAAAATCCGCATGCCATTAAAGACCGATGAAATTAATTCGATGATTACCGACCGATCATGGTTCAGTATTGGTGATCGGTGCTGGACTGAAGGCGGGATGAAAGAAGTATTGCAAAGGTTATATCCAAATAAATCACGCTATGAGCGATAAAAGGAAGATGCCAAACATACACACATCGAAAGATGTAACGATGCCTGTAAGTAAAAACGATGAGCCAGGATTGCCGGTGAAGATACCGCTGTCAATAGTTAGGTGGGTAGCTTACTCAACCGCCTTTTGGGTTTTACTAACGCCATTCCTTTTTCCAAAAATATGGCAACATATATGCGGGGGATTGATATTAGGGTGGTTCGCCAGTCAATTAAATGCGTTAATTAAAAAGTAACCCAATGACCATTTGTTACTCATTCGCAAGTAGATCAAGGCCGCAAAGGTTCTTCGACACGCTCGACAACATCATTGCCATGAGCGCCAGCAATGATTATTTCATTGTGGCGAAACTTGATGATGATGACATGACGATGAACGACTCGCTTATCAAAGAGCGGTTGTTAAGCTATCCGATGGTGATCGTGAAATGGGGGATGAGCACGAGTAAGATCTATGCTATTAACCGGGACCTGGATAATCTGCCGCCTTGGGATATTATGGTTTGCGCGAGCGACGATATGAGGTTTCGTACCATTGGCTTCGACAACATCATCAGGCAGTATATGCCCGCTGATCTCGACGGCTACGTGCACCTTATGGATGATTATGCTAAGGATCGCGTTTGCACGGTTGACATAAAGGGAAGAAAGTACTTCGAAAGGCGCGGGAGAAAGATATACGTCGGGGATTATTTTTCCATGTGGTGCGATGATGAAGAAACGGAAGTAGCAAAGATTCTTGGTGTATACATATTAGTTCCGGATATCCACCTCGAACACCTACACTACACAAACGAACGCAAGGCCGTGAAAGATGAGCTCTACTGGCGCAATGATACGTATAACAAGGACAAAGTAATTTTTGAACAGCGTAAAGCGAGAGGGTTTGACTTATGATAAAAGACGCATTAACCATACTCATTCCAACATTGCCAGCCAGAAAGCATTTTCTGGAAAGATTAGAGGCCACTCTTGTATATCAAATCCTTGATAATAACGCATGCGTGCGACTTCATACAGACGATGATACATCGATCGACATAGGCACGAAGCGCAATAAGATGATGGCTGAAGTCTCTAGTGAATATATGGCCTTCTTTGACGATGACGACATGCCGGGGCCGAATTATATCAAACACCTGATGGATGGGATATCCAAAGGCGTTGACTGTTGTTCGCTTACCGGCATTATTACCACCGATGGACGGAACCCGAAGAAGTTTATTCATTCGATTGAGTATAAGGAAATGTTTGAACGGGATAGCATTTATTATCGTCCTGTGATGCATATCAATTGTTTGAAGACAGAGCACGCCCGCAAAGTCGCATTCCCCGAGTGGCGTTTCAGCGAGGATTCGAAGTGGGCAATGGATCTGATGAACCTGGGTGTGTTAAATACCGAACACCGAATCGATGAGGTGATCTATAACTATTTATTTGTGAGCGATAAAAATTATTAACATGTTGCCTGTAACATTTGAACAGCAGAATAAGATATACACTAAGCCTGAAGGCTGGACCGATGAACAGTGTAGCGATTTGTCAGTTTGGCAAGGGCAAACGCCAATTGATGATCATGGCAACATGTCGCCTTCTATTATCTCTTGCTGGAAGCTATCTAAGGAAGATATTGAGGAAATTAAGCGTACAGGGGTTATATGGCTGTGCATTAGTAGCGATGGCATGCCGCCAGTTTCATTGTTCACCGAAAATCCGTTTACCAATGGCTAATGCGATTTCATATTCGTTATTTGGTTACAATCAAATGCATGAACAGTGCGCGGATTTCAGATCCTACCTCCGTGGTCTGCACCTTAACATTCGTATAGCTGAGTTGCTTTACCCTGGGTGGGATGTTCGGGTAATGGTAGATCAGTCAGTAGTGCAAAGCCCTTACTTTCAATACTTCTGTAATCTTAATAATGAGGGGAAGATATTATTATGCAACATGAGCACATGGGACTTATGCCGAATGATGCTATACCGCCTGTACCCCTTGTTCTTTGATGAAGGCGATAAACCAATGTACGACCGCATTATTTGCCGAGACACCGACAGTCTACTGTCTTACCGGGAACGTCAAGCTGTTGCATATTGGGAACGCGGTCCAAAGATGGCTCACGCTATAACTGATTCGATTTCTCATTCAGTAACCTTAATGGGCGGCATGATCGGCTTCAAGTCCGGGCCATTCCGCAACCGCATGAATGCACTGTCATTGGATACCTTATTTGCTACGGCCGAAGGTATCGACTTCACAAAGAAGGGTGCCGACCAAGACTTTCTGAACCGGTACGTGCTCCCAAAAGTTGCCGATAGCATTACTGAGCATTTCGTTCTGGGACATCCTCAGACCTTCAGAGGCGATTGCCACAATTTCATACATGATATTGACCTAAAAGAAATCGGGGTGCCTGATGAGCTTAAGGAGACGAACGGATACGGGTTTCACATCGGGGCGAGCGGCATGCAAACAGACGCAGTTGTAAAATTCTTAACCAAATATGGGAAAGACAATGAATACTGGGAGGAATTGGAGAAACAATATCCGGAGACTTTTTACTGGGTCATGTAAATTATAAATCATGGGAGTAGACAGAAGCGACTATATGATCTATGGGTACAAGCTGCCTAAAGATTATTTCGTATCTAAGGGCATTGAGATATTTGAGGGTAATAAGTATCTGCCGTACATAGAAGGCTGGAAGGGCGAAAACTATTCAATAGTCGACGACCAGATGTGCGGTAAGTATTGTGTATTCGGCTACTCAATTGCCTATGCAAGCAGCAACGGCTTTGACTTTATCGAACTGCCGGGAGAATGGCCGGTCAATAGCGAACAGGTTAAGGCAAAGTTTAAGGATGTATTTGGATTTGCCGATGAATCATTAGGGGAACCCAAGTTATTATTATTCACTCACTATTGGTAAATAACATGACCGACTTCATCTTTCTTTCCGTCGCCTTTGGCGAGCGATATATAGAGCAGCAAACGAGGCTGCATAGTTCATTGCAGGCAATTCATCCAGAGGCCAGACATTTGGCATGGACCGATAGATACCCGCCTTACGCAAAGCCCCATAAAGAAAGCCTTTATGGCTTCAAGGTTCATGCTATTAATGAAGCTATAAGACACGGCTATAAAAAGATCATCTGGCTTGATACGGCATGCATCCTTCAGCAGCCGGTTGATTACTGGTTCGACCTTGTAAAAGATTATGGGGTATTGGCGGCAAGGGACGACAATAAGCTGACGAACTGCTTCGCTACAAATAAGCTGATGTGGTATAGCCTGGTCGGCATACCCGAGTATATGCATCTTGTCGGTGGTAGTGCATATATATTTGATTTTGATTTGCCATTATGTGAGAAGATATTTAAGAACTGGGAAGGCGCGGAACGGGGTATGGCGTTCGGTAGCCAACAGGAGCAAGCAAGTGGCAAGATAAACGGTCACCGCCACGATGAAAGCTGCATGGCCATGGCGCTGTACCTGAACGATAGCGAGCCGGTGCCATATGATGTGATGAAGTATAACCAGGGGGAAGGATCGATCATTATTAAAAAGCACTTCAAATGAACATCCAAACAATACACGAACACAGCATTGACCTCGATCTGCTTACCGGTGGTGTCTGCATTGATGCGGGTTGCCGGGGCTTTCAGTTCAGTGAGGCGATGAGAGATTTGGGGTGTAAGGTGATTGCTTTCGACCTGGAAGACATGAAGGCGCCGGAGGGCATTTGTTTTTATAAATCCGCTATTACAACAAGGAACGGGCTTGTTCATTATGTTGATACAAAGGATCAGCAGGCAAAACATTTAGCTGATCTGGGTATAGCGGTTGATGCGGTTTGTTTAAATAATGTCTATGAAATGAATGGACTTTATTCTGTTGATGTTTTAAAATTAGACATCGAGGGATCAGAATACGAAGTCCTTTCCGACCCCAACTTTCAGCCCATCCCAAAACAAATAAGCGTAGAGTTCCATATGCACGCGCACCTGCAACTGCACGACCAGTACTACGACAAATGCATGGAGAACCTGTTGAAGTGGTACGAACCGGTGCAACATGAGTTGACGCAGGCGCATGGGGCGGGATGGAATTACTGGAATTCGTTATTTATTCGAAAAGATTTGTTATGATAGCATTGTTTACATATTTCAGAAGCGACCCAGATACTAAAATAAAAGTATTTCCTCATTTATGGGCTGCCCGGGTGGTTGTATTACAAGTATATCGCCCAAAAAGAATATTATTTTTTAGAATATGGAAATGCGTTGATTCTATTGGAATAGATTGGCCGCCATGCAGAAGCGATTTAGATAAAGAAGTTTCAACGTTATTCATAAAAAATAGTCAATCATGAATAAAGTTTGCATATTGTCAGTGGACAACAACCCTGACTACTATTCTCTCCTTCCCCTCGTTTGCCATAGCTGGCGAAAGATTGGGTATGAAACAATTGTAATCGCAGTTGATGTTCCTGAACCGGTATACGAAACGCTTCACCTTCATTGCAGAGGCTTCTTTCTGCCGACAAAACCTATCGAAGGCGTAAAGAACTCCACCATTGCGCAGCTGTTACGACTATTCGCATATGAGCATTTCCAGCCTGATGATATCCTAATCACCGGCGACGCCGACATGATCATCGCATCCGACATCTTCACCCACGACGTAAGCCAGGGGCAAATAGTTTCATACGGTTACGACCTCACGGGCCGGTCAGAGCTGCCGATCTGTTACGTGAAGGCTACAGCGGCCAAATGGCGCGAATTGATGGGCGAGTTCACCATACCCAAGAAAGCCTACTCCGAACGGTGGGAAGATTACTGGTCGGTGGATCAGCAGTTGTTAACCCAGCGCGCGCGCGCATACGGCATGGGTAAGATAACGTTTGTTGACCGGGGCAACCAGAACAAGCACGGGTTGCCTACGGGCAGATGGGACAGACACGATTTTTTGCACGTACCGGATTCGATAATTGATGTGCATGTGCCCCGGAATAACTGGGAAGCGCAGGCAGAAGTAGCCGAAAGGCTTTGGCCAGGCGAAGATCATTCTTTCATCACTAAATTCAGGGAGGCGTTATGTCAGGAGAAATAAATGATCCATACGGAATTGAATTTAAGCGTGTTAATCTGAAAGACGAATGTCTATTTCTGGAAAATATAAACAACTGGTGTAATCATCGCCCATTGCTTTTATTGGCGCTACATCTTACCGCCGGAGACGTTTGCGAGTTCGGTGCCGGTGACGGAAGCACGCCATATCTACGCGAGTATTGCAGGGTTAACGACCGACATTTTCAATCATGGGAAAACAATATTGAATGGTCGAATAAATGCGCTGTGGGATTTGTTGATAACTGGGATACGGCCGACATATGGCACCCATGCGGACTGGCGTTTATTGACCACGCACCAGGTGAACACCGTAAGGTTGCAGTCGAGCGCATGATGGACAGGGCGCAAATTATATGCGTGCATGATACCGAGATTGGCGGCGCTGGTGACTATGGATTCGAGCCGGTATTCGCTAGGTTTAAGTTTCGCCTAAACTACAACCGTACCGGCGGCGGGGCGGGCGCAACCCTGGTGAGCAATTCTATTGATGTAAACTGGTTCCGGGGGTTATCTTTGGGGCCTTATACTTTTGATAATGATTAAAGTGCTTCAAATCAAACTACCATGATCAACCTCAATCATTGTAACGAATGGCAGCACAGGTGCCCGGAAACAGGCCTTGTCTTTCCCTGGTATACCAAATCCTTTCTCGATGTGCTGGCCACCTGGGAGCTATCTGATAAGAAGGTATGCGAGTACGGCGGTGGCGCTTCAACTGTTTGGTGGAATAAAAAAGCAAAGCACGTATTCACCGTAGAAAGCAGTGAAGCATATTTCGATGCACTTATTAAGCACATCGGCCACGAGTCCTTAATGATGGTCACGGCCGATAAAGACAAGTACATTAATTGGGCTTATGGGCCGCATGGCGGACCTTTTGATATAATTATCATCGACGGGGAACCCATCTCCTGGCGTGACGATTGCGTAAAGCCCGCCCTTGATTGCCTAAAGCCCGGCGGCCGCTTAATATTTGACAATTGGCTACAACCATCGGTTGAGTGGATGCCGAGCGAGGAAACGCAGCGGACATTATCACAATACCCGGTTCAGGTGTACGCGCAAGAGGGTCACCCGGATTGGAAAACGGCGGTATTTACGAAAGTAAATGAAATTGCAGACATTAAAATAACAGAAGTATCCCTGCTTCAAAATGGACAATATGGAATCGGATATTCTTATTAACATTTTAATTCGCACCAGCTACCGCCCGGCCCAATTCGCCCGGTGCCTGGGATCGGTAAAGGGGCAGACGTATAAAAATGTACGGGTAATTGTAGGGCTTGATGACATAGGGGCATTGCATTATATCCCGAAAGACATTGAGTCATGGAACGTTTCAAACGAAAGCGATTGCCCGTATTTTTACGACCAATACTGCAACACCTTAAAATTGAAAGCTGCAATTGGCTGGTTCTTCTTCCTTGACGACGACGACACACTGGCCAGCCCAACCGTCCTGCAGCAACTTTCTGAACACCTCACCGGCCCTCACGAGGCCATCATCTGCCAGATGCTGCGTAATGGCGTACCGAAACCGGCCGACAACTACATGCGAAATAAAGTAATATGGGAAGGCAAGATCGGGTTGCCATGCCTGGTGCTGCACTCAAAACACAAGGCACTATCAGGCCTGGATGGCCAGAAAGCCGGGGATTACCGGTACATCAAAGAAGTAACCGACCAGGTAAACACCAAATTCATCACCCTGCCATTGGTCAATGCCGGTACCCGTAGTCACGGCAAAATGGAGGCAACTAGCCATATTTCAAATATTTCAGAATAAATTGAAAATATATTTCTAATTTCGTACTATGCAGGAAATTAGGTGCAGTAGTCCTAAGTGCAACAAAGTGGTTGGAAAACTTGAGTTCGGCAAAGCCGAGTTCAAGTGTAAGTACTGCAGCACCTACACGACTGCAGAGATATTGCCGACACAGGCGGCACCTGAACAAGACATACAACAAGCGACCCAGTGGCCCGAACGGGCAAGAGCATTTGTAGGGAGATAGGTAGAGGTTAACGCTTAATCCAAAAATACTAGCGCCCCAAGAGGGCCAGCATTCAGCAATGGATGACTGGCCCTTTTTCTTTTTATGGAGGTACAACGACTATTATCAGCAGGAAAGGATTTGATCAAAGGCGACTTTAATGGTGCCTTAAAGTCGTTGTCACCTTACTCGCAAGACCTAATACCTTCGTCCTATCGGCCATCGATCGGCGGCCTTGACAATATCCTATTCGAAGCCAACGGCAAATCAATATTCCACTTTCAATACTCCGGCCATAACAGCTCGCAAAAGGCATACGAGAAGTGCCCGCCGGTAAACGCCATCATCAACAAAAAAGCTCAGGCATATATCAACGGGAAAACCTGGGTGCTAAATAAGCAAGGCAAGGCAAAAGGTAAAGAATCCACGAGCGCTGAAGCAAAGAAGCTACAGGCCCTATTCAAAAAGCCTAATCCATTACAATCATGGAAACAATTTGAAGCGCAGGGTTATATCTACCAGCAATTGTTCGGGTATACGATTGTATTGCCTATTAAGCCGGTAGGGTTTAAAGAGAATATTGACGCATCCGCGCTATGGAATATTCCCCCTTCCATGGTGGATATAGAAGAAACAAACAAGCTTTTTTATCAGACCGACACAAAGGGCATCCTGAAACAGATCGTGCTTAATTACAAGGGCACGAGAACCATACTGAACGTTGAGGATATATATATTCTTAAGGATTTCACGCCTTCTTTCTGCAGCCTCATTATTCCTGACAGTCGTATACGTGCGCTTGAACTTCCTATCAATAATATAGTTGGAGCATACGAAAGCCGTAATGTGCTGATCAATTATCGGGGCGCGCTTGGTATCCTTTCGCAAGATCCGGGCAGCGGCGCTTATGGTGCTATTCCAATGACGCCAGGTCAAAAGGAGGAACTACAACAAGAGTTTCGCCGATATGGTTTATCAAATCACCAATGGCAGTTTATCATAACATCCGCTTCCCTGAAATGGCAGCAGATGGGTATATCTACTAAAGACCTTATGCTGTTTGAGGAAATAGAGGCCGATACGATGGCTATCTGCGATTCTTACGGTTATCCATATCAGTTAATGAGTTCGGCAAAGGGGACAACTTTCAGCAATCTCAATGAAGGAAAGAAGTTGCTGTACCAAGATGCGACTATGCCGGAAGCAGAGAGCATGTATGAGCAATGGAATCAAATGTTCAATACAGAGGCATACGGAATAGTAATAGATAAAGATTATAGCCACGTAGCGGTATTGCAGGAAGATAAGGCACAAGCTGCGCAGGCCCGACTGACACTTAATGAAGCGCTGACAATAGAATTTCAGAATGGGTTAATAACGCTTGATGATTGGCTGGAAAAGTTGGGTGAAGACCCTTTGCCAAATGGTCAAGGCCAGGTACGCGCTACCGATCCGAAATCATCAAATGTTCCACTCGCGGTAATGATTGGCGTTGGTGGCGTGCAAGGTTTGATTGCCGTCATAACCGCACAAGGGATGAGTGAAGAAGCGAGACAGGCTACTCTTGAAGTAGTGTTTGGATTGGCGCCTGGCGATGCGCAAAGAATGTCAATAAGTTCACAACAAACTAATACCAATGAAACCGGACAACAACAGCAAGGGCAACAAGGACAAGCAGCGGCCTAAAGTGCCAAAAAAGGTACTTGAAAAAAAACTGCTTGAAAAAGAAAAGCAAGTTGCTGATAAAAAAATAATCAAGAAATGAAAAGCATCATACCACATAACCTAACTGGTAAATCATTATATGACTATCTGGTCAAGAATGAAGGGCTGATATTTCACACTAAGAAGAGCACGCTGAAGAAAGCTGATGAAATATTCTCCATGCCTATGTATGTGGATGACAAAGGCAATCTTGTTTCAAAGGCAGAAGTTGTACAACAACAGATTGACCCTAATAAGCTAAAAGTAGCTCTTGTAATTAATACCACAAATTGGTATGATAGTCATGGCGATGTGCATATACCGGGTATTTGGAAGAAAACCTTATCAGATAATAAAGCAATTGGATTTTATCTTCTCGATAATCATGGCCGTGATTTCGAGGATGTAATTACCGAAGGATGCAAAGGATATACTAAAAAAATGCCCTGGAGTGATCTAGGTATTGATGTGCAGGGTATAACAGAGGCATTGATATTCGATGGCATAATCGATAAAGATCGAAATGAATATATGTTCGATCAATACCGAAAAGGATACGTGAAGAAGCACAGCGTGGGCATGCGTTACATGAAAATGCTCACCTGCATCAATGACGACAATTACCCGGTTCAAAAAGAAAACTGGGATAAATATATCCAGGCTGTAGCTAACCGTGATGAAGCTGAAGCGGATGGTTATTTCTGGGCAATATTGGAAGCTCAAATAATTGAGGGTAGCGCAGTACTATTTGCGAGCAATCCCATTACTCCAACTATGGAGGCGACACTAATTCAAGGCAAAACTGATTCAGAAGAAGACACTAACTATCAGCCGCCATCGGGCACTGAGAAAAAGCCGTCATCATTCGATCTGGATCTTGCGATAAAACAAGTAAAAATTATTGTTTAACTCAAAACAGAGTTCACAATGTTAACAGAACAACAATTTACCGAGCTAACCGCTAAGGTTGGCAACGAGGCGGCGACTAAAATAAAAGAACAGTTTGCGGCTTCGGAAAAAAGCATCAACGACAAGATCGATGATGTAAAAAAAGGCCTGATGACCTCGAAAGATTTCGACACTTTCAAGGCCGAAGAACTTGCAAAAGTTACCGAAAAACTTACGAGCGTTGAAAGTATTCTTAAAGAACAGGGTACGGTCATCAATGCGCTGAAAGAAACAGGTAATCCTGCAAAGCCTAAAACGCTGGCAGATGTGCTGGCTGATAAAGAAGTGCTGGCTGAAATCAAAGCCGTTCAGAAATCAGGCCAGGGTAATGTCGAAATACCATTGGATGGCATTACGCTAAAGACAGCCGGAAGTACATCTATTGGTAATAGTATTCAGCCGATGACGCCGCCGCCTAACAGCCCCTATCTGCCCGCTGCTGCTCCTTTGGATGCCAGCAATTTCTTCGGCATCATGTACAATCCGAATTTCATTATCAACTATGTTAACAGAGGAAGCACCAACTTCAGCATGTTACCATGGGTGAACGAAACATCGGTCGAAGGTGCAGCCGCTGCAGTGCAGGAAGGTGCGCAGAAGCCCCTGTGGAATACCCGGTTTAAAGTTGAGATGTCAACCGCAAAGAAGATTGCGGCCATGTCTACCATCACTGAGGAATTCGATCAGGATCTGCCCGGCTTCACGACCATCGTTCAGCGATTGCTTACAGAAGAAGTAGCGCGCAAATGGGATGATGCAATTTATACGGCAGTAATCGCAGTTGCCAAGCTATACAATATCACCGGGCTGAATGGCAAGGTTGATGATGCAAACTTATATGATGCCCTTCGTGCGGCCATTGCGCAAATCGGCAAATACAATTTCAATGCAAATTTCATCGGCGTAAATCCTGTTACCGGCGCATTGATTGAAATGCAGAAATCAGCCACCGATCGCCTTTACCTGGTGCCTCCTTTCATTCAGAGGCTTCAGAGCATGATGCGTGAAGGGAATAAGGTGGCAGAAGGCTATGCGCTGGTAGGTGATATCAACCAGTATAATGTCGATACCTACAAGAACATGGTTCTGAAAGTTGGTTACAATAGCGATGATTTCCGTCGTAACCAGTTCAGCGTAATCGCCGAGGTTCGTTACCACGACTATATCAGCGATAACCGCAAGGATGCATTGCTGTACGATCAACTGGATCGCATTGTATCACTTATCGATTCTGGTTCATAATGCTAATTGACCGCACATATTTCGTTGGAGAATTGAATATACCCAACACTTCACAGGCTGCCATTGGTAGCCTGACTGATCTTTTTATTGAGAAATATGAAGATCAGTTCTTGCGTGAGGTGTTGGGATATACTCTTTCAAAAGCATTAAAGGCCGGGCTGCAAATTATTCCAGTTGCTCAGAAATGGACTGATCTTATAGAAGGAGTAGAGTATACTAACTTATCAGGAAAAACAAAATATTGGAAAGGATTAGTATCTCAGCCACCAACTGTATTGAATGCCCTAGATGCCCTCAATACAATATCAATTAAAGTGGGAGCGGGAGGAACTTACGATCCGATAACCGGAAGTAATAGCACAACTATTCCTGCTGCATTGATAGGTAAGGATTTCATTTTGGAGCAAAGAGGTGTAGGGCAGTTATTGACTTCAGAGTATAGTATAGTTGGCAACATACTGACGCTCACAAGCGGGCAGTTTTCGGTCAATGATATCTATATCTACAAGTCGGTAACACTTGCAATTAACACCAGCACTGGAACTAACAAAAGCAGTCCCATTGCCAACTACGTTTATTATTGGTTTATGCGAAATAATTATACGCAGACATCGACAATGAGCGAAGTTAAAGCAACCAACGAAAATGCGGCTATTGCTAATCCATCATTGAAAATGGTTCGCGCATGGAACGAAATATCACAATCGATTTGCGAATTAGTTGATTATCTAGATGCAAAGAAAGATGATTACACGCAGTGGGCAGATCAAGACGTTTGGTGCATGCGTAAAAAATTCAGGCCGATCAATGAGTTTAATATCTGACTATGGATGAAACTATATATATAGTAGAGGAAATGGAAGCCATAGTTGCTAAGGTCAATACAGCATTGACCGCCGCAAACTTCGGCACCACGCCTGTATACTATATGTATGGTCATCCTAAGGAGATAGCAATAAGATTGCAGGAGCTTTCGAATAGCCCCAGCGAGGGCAGCAAAAAGTTCCCACTGATTATTCTATTCACAGATATAACAATTGACCGGTCATTAGTTGGTTTCTATGGGTCGACATCACTGAGGATGCTTATAGCAAATTTCACTTTGGCCGAGTACACCTCCAACCAAAGGACTGATATAAACTTCAAGCCTATTCTTCATCCTATCAAAAAGGAATTGATAAACCAAATTGACAGGCATATTCGATTCACTTATGATGATGACTTGACTTATAAAGAAACTGATATGTACTATTACGGTAGCCAGATCAATGACAAAAATATTTTCAATGATAGGATCGATGCAATTGAACTAAGAGATATTAAGCTGAACATCAAAAACAAATGTTAACTTTTTAATTCATAACAATGGCAACACTTAATAAACCATTATGCGCTACTAACTATGGTAACACAGGCGTGGGTGATTGTTTTTTGGAACCCGACAAATTCATTGGTTCCATACAGGTGCCATCAAATTTTCAGATCGCGCAAAGCGATGTAGCGGGATTATTGGCTTTCCTGGAAACAAAGATCCATGCAGCTATCGGTACACGTATTTTCCCTGGTCCGAAGCTGATAAGCCTTACCGATAATTCAGAAGACAGTACAATCAATACCACTGATTACGGAGATAAGATTTTCGTAAAAGATGGTTTTTATGATTGGACTTTCCGTTATCAGAAAGGCGGCGTACAGCTTCACCAGGAGCTGGCAAAGAACCAGGGGGCAAACAAGTTCTTTTTGTTCTTCGACAAGAACAATAAACTGTATGCGTACAAGTCCGGCGGTGTCCTTAAGGGTATACCAGTTGATCAGTACCGCGTACCACCATGGAGATTGAATACCGGTTCCGAAGCTGCGCTGTACAACCAGCGGTTTATCATCGACCCTATTTATTTAAACCAGGGCAATCTCGGCTTTTTGGAGATCGAGGATTTCAACCTCCTTGACCTGGCCGGGCTGCAGGACGTTGAGCTTACCATTCTCGATCAGGCAGCCAATGTGGCAACAGTTCAGGTGCGTAGCAAGATCAGTGACGTGAACCTGTATGACGCTTATAAAACGAACCTATTGCAAACCACAGCATGGAGGTTCTTTAAATCGAGCGGAGTGCTGAACAGCGTAACTGGCGTGGCCGATAATGCCGCTGATGAAGCGTTCGACGTAACGGTTAATGCGCTTGCATATGCACAGGAATATGATGGAGCAGAAACAACAATCAAGTTGGCAATCCCTTCTGTTTTAAAAGCTGCTCCAATATCAATGTCAGGCTTCGAAGATAAAGATGGCGTATCCTTCTTTATAGAATCCGCATCCAGTTAATGACCGTCATAATCGATAATACCGGCTTCAGTGTTGAACATTGGAGCCGGTTTAACGAGGCAGATTTCATTAAGCAGGCGATGAAAGAAATGTTTTTTAAACAATATTCTAATGAAATAAGGCGAGAACTTTTAAAGCAAGCGTATCAAATTATTCAGAATGACGCTACACGAATTACAACGACGATTTAAAGGCTTTGAACTAATTAATGAAGTTCAGGAGGCGGTTATTGAAACATCCAACGATATCATTACCCTGAATCAGGGACAGATGTCGTTAGGTGTTCGTTCAGATAATACTGAAATCACGCCAACCTATTCGGATTTAACGATTTCAATTAAGGAGGAAAAAGGCCAGGAATCAAGATGGGTTACACTCAGGGATACCGGCTCGTTCTGGTCCGATATGTTTGTTGATGTTGGCAATAGTTCGTATGAAGTTGGTTCGGCTGATACTAAAACCGCTAAACTAGAAAAGAAATACGGCAAAAAGATTTTTGGATTAACTAAGGATAGCAAAAGTGAAGAATATATACCTCTGCATTTATTGCCAAAAGTTCAAGATAGTATAACTAAAAAACTTGGTTTCAAATTCTGATAACATGAGTGGTTGCCCAGGTTGTTTAATAAGTGAGCGAGAACGTCAGGAATTAATTGATCAAAAAGAGAATGAAGCGAAACAACATGCTATCGCGGATCAAAAAATATATATCCTCTATAATTTACCGGACGGAAAGGTCTCCTACATGTCAGCAGATGCCGCCCGCACAGCAGGTATTACCCCCATCAAATATATATCGTTCGTGCAGTAAGCTTTATATGCCCGCCTTTCTAGATGCGTTATGCGATGATGATTTAAATTCATTACTAATAAACGGCAAGGCTTTACAAGACCAATTAACGCAAGCCTGGCTCATTATCCTTTCTGAATTCTATGAACTACGTGGAGATGGAATTGATGGCAATGAACAGTGGTCATTAAGCCGGGATATTCAGAAGTTAAATAATCACTTAAATATATTGGATTCATGCGTGAAGTTTCTTTTAGAACAATATAGTGAATCTATTGCCGATAGTGTACGAAAGTTAGGGTATTCATTTAGGCCCTCCTCCTTTGAGCCGGTAGATTATATCGATCAACTCAATGACGTTGTAAATAAAAGCAAAACAAAGTATATCCAGCTAAAGCAATTGATCAAGCAGCTTGAAAGAAAGATGACGGAAGCGGGCCAGGAAAAGCCAAAGCGAGAAACCTTTGAACGCAACCTGTTACACTTTGAAGAAATGCAAGGGGCTTCTTATAACATGGATGAATTAACGGTGAGCAAATACGTTATGCTTGAAAAAAAGTATGAACAAAAGATTGAACAATTAAAAATGCTGCATGCCAAATAGTGACCGCATAGAAACGCTTATATCACCGGAAGCGCTCAAGCAATTTGAGCAGTTAAAGGCGTCTACAGATGCTAATACCGCCAGCTTTGAAAAGCTAATTGCAAAATCTGTCGAGTTGAATAAGGCAGTTGGTAATGCTTCTACCTTCAAAGAGATAAATAAGGCAACCGTTGAAATGACGGATAATGAAAAAGCATTGGCGAAGCAGATAGATGAACTGGCAAAAGCAAATGCGAAGCTGCAGACATTATATAGCGATGAAGCAAAGAAAATTGCGGAGATTAAAGTGCAGCAACAGGAGCAAAATAAAGTCCTTAAAGACCAGGCAAAAGAGGCATTAGGACTGGTTGGCGCTTATGATAAATTAACCAAAGAATATAACGATGCCGCTAAGGCTGCCAAAGATCTGGCTGCGCAATTTGGCGCGCAAAGCAAACAGGCAAAAGAAGCCAGTGCCCGAGCGCTTGAATTGGACGCACGTCTAAAGGCAGCAGACGCGAACGTAGGCCGGTTCAATAAGAATGTAGGTAATTATAGCGGGGCCCTGAATACCTTAAAAAGCGCATTACAGGACGTATCGAAGAAGATAGATGATAATACCAAATCGGGACAACAGAACGAGGCGGTGATGCAAGCCCTACAAAAAGAACAGGGATTATTACAATCTCTTATAGATACTCAATCTAAAGGTTTCGCAAACGCAACCGGTGAGATCAGGAATAACCAACAGGCTATATTGCTTTTATCGCAGGTATACGGCGAAGACAGTGCAGTTGTAACAGAGCTAACCGCTAAGACAGCTCACCTTGCCGATACCGTGAGCGATATGAAGGCGACAATAAAAGCTCAGGCAAGTGACACCCATGTATTTGATGGGCTTATAGGAGCGGCTCAGGGCCTGGTAGGCGTTTATTCGGTTGCACAAGGAGCCGCTGCATTATTTGGCGATGAGAATCAGGAGCTACAAAAAACATTTGTCAAACTTCAGGCAGTAATGTCGGTATTGCAGGGATTACAGGCGATACAAAATGCATTACAAAAAGAAAGCGCTGCAAGGCAGCTTATTAATTTAGGGCTTCAAAGAGTGGCAAATGTGCAGACCACTTTGCAAACTGCCCTTGAATCAAAAAATATCGTTGTAAGATATGCGGCCATTGTAGCGCAGAAGGCGCTAAATGTAGCCATGTCGGCAGCAGGGGGACCTATACTTGCAATAATAGGACTAGTTGCACTTATGGTCATTTCGTTAAAATCATTTGGTGCAGAAGCGGATAATGCCGCACGATCAATAGAGCGATTAAGTTTCCAATTTGAGGCAAATTCCAAATTGCTTGAGGACGATGTGGATGCCACAAAACAAGTTACAGATAAGGCTATCGCTGAAATGGAATACAGAAATGAATCAGAATCGGCAATTAGGGTTCGTATGTTCCAGGGAATGCAGGAGGAGTTAGCTAAAAGAAAAGCATTCAATGAAAAAAATTCTTATCTATACGATGAGGCAGACAAGACAATCCGAGCATTCATAAAAAAAGGAGGTGCACGAGTTGATTTGCAAGGTAATATTTTAAAGGAAGGCAAAAAATTAACGGATGAAGAAAATGCAACTTTAGATAATGCCATTAAAATAAGGGATCAATATAATGAAAGCCAGCAAAAACAATTTGATCTTGAAAGAAGTATTGATATCACAAGGCTTAGGTTTTTAAAACAAACAAATGATGATATTGCAAAGGTAGATCAGAACAACATAGAGGTTCAAAAAATTAATCTTCAAACAAGATTACAGCTTCAACAATCAATTGCCGGCAATGAGCGCAAAACGCAATCAGAGCGTATTGCTGCGCTGCAGGAATCGGCCAGAATTCAAAGGCAATTAATAAACGCTGATGCTGATAGTAAACGATTGACACCAGGATTAACTTCTTCTCAAATTAATATCATTGAAACTCAGCGTAATTCCTCATTAATTCAGGCGCGCCGGGAATCAAACAAAGCAATCGAGGATCTTAACCGATCATATGCAGAGCGCGAACGTAAAGCCAGGTTTGACATTATTAAAACAGAAATTGAAGATCAAATCAAAGCTGATGATCTTATTGTTCAAAACGAAAAAAACGGTTTTGATAAGCGTCTTAATGCGCTATATGACGGTTATACAAAACGCCGCGATATCGTTATCGCTCAACACGATCTTGATATAAAGAATGATACGCTGACTGCTGAAGAAAGAATCGCTATTGAAAAGAAATATGCTAGTGATATCAATGGGCTTACTATCGAATATGGGTTGCAGCAGCAACAACTTTATCAGCAAAATCAGGATGCGGTAAATGCAATTATCGAGAACGGGCAGCAGGGAAGGCTGGACAGAATATCAACAGAACAGGCTAATGAGCTTACCGAATTAGATAAACAATTCCGGGCCGGGAAGATCAGCGTGGAAGAATATGGCAGGGAACGGGCGAATATAGAACAGAGGTATGCGATAATCTCTTTAAAGCAAGAGGTAGATAACGCGACTGCAAAAGTGCTTGCTACTAAAGAAGGAACGGCCGAACGTTTTGCAGCAGAGAAAGAATTGGCAGAAAAAACTCTGGCGCTTAACGACGAAGTAACTAAAAAGCAAATTGAGGCGCAGCAGAAGTTATCGGACTTGAAAAAACAGTTGGTATCTGAATCTTTTGATGCTATTTCTTCTATTCAAAATGCTCAATTCGATAAAGAATCACAGTCTATTCAGAGACAGATTGATCAAATTGATATACAAAAGCAAAAGGATATTGATGCGGCAAATGCATCAATTGAGACCGCCGATCAAAAGGCGAATGCTGTTGCTAAAATTGAGGCTAAGGCGCAGCAAAAAAAAGAGGATTTAGAGAGAAGGCAGCGACAAATTGAATTAGAAAGGGCAAAGTTTGAAAAGGCCGCAAATATTGCGCAGATAATTGCATCCACCGCGGCGGCGGTTATTGAGGCATTAAAAACATACAAGGGTACTCCGCAGGCTTTTGCCATTGCGGCAACTATAGGCGCAATTGGTGCAATTAATTTGGCAAAGGCGATAGCAACTCCTTTACCAAAGTTCGAGCACGGTACGGATGATGCACCTGGTGGGTTGGCATTGGTGTCCGAAAGGCGTCGGGAGTTAGTTATAACACCAGATGGCAAGATGATGCAAACACCTTCGGTTCCAACTGTGATGAATATTCCAAAGCATTCTATCGTACTACCGGATGCGCGCGCGGCACTTGAAAGCGGGCTTGCTGTTAACCGGCAAGGTCGGCTGGTTCAGCATGGGGATATTGATATAAAAGAAGTGGGAAGAAAGATAGACACATTGACAAAAGTAATGCGTAATAAACCTGTTCTAAACATGAGTGCAACGGAATCCGGATTTACAGCAATATGGAACTATGGGGCTAACTGGGTTTCATACGCAGAAGATCAAACAAGATTTTAAAGATGCAAGGAAAAGATTTCATATATTTTCTTTTTGATGAAAACAATAACAGCTATTACCAATATGGTGATACCGTATTACTTTCTGCATCCCTGAAGCCATTGGAATTTACACCCGATGGATGGAAGAAAATTCAAATCCAGAACCAAAGAAACCAAACATACTTTGCGATTGATCGAAGTTTTACGGTGCCATTAGAATATGTGAAAGATGGAGCTCAAATTCTAAAACACATATATTATAATTTTGGCGTAGAGGCAAAGGTATACATGTCCGTTTGTGAACAACGATTATTTTTAGACGCAACAAATTACGGGTTCTACTACACGCTTCTTTATCGTGGTGAAATTGATCTTGCAAACTTCAAACATGATAGCACTAAAGTAACGGTTAATATCATGGAAGGTGGTATGGTTAAACTGATCAAGGCATATGAGAATACTAAATATGAAATACCAGTAGACGTTGACGATGCCATTGATATTTTAATGGATGGTGTTGAGCTTAAAAAAGGCGGCACATATAGTGTTATAGAAGGACAATTATCAGGATCTGGGTTAGTTACGCATTCTGTCCCCATATTGTTTTTAAACGAGGAAGGCGTAGAGGTTGGAGTATTATTCGACAGTCAATCATTTGGAGATACAGACCCGAGAATTATAAGGAATGAATCTGGAACCCCTATCACATTTACGCTTGTTGGGTCAATAAAATTTAAAGTTGAGTATGCGGCTGACAAGTATCAATTATTAATTAGAAAAAAGAAGGCTGACAATTCTTTTTTAACATTATTCGATTCAGGGCAAATAAGCGTTTCTTTAAATACGGTTTACGAAATACCATTTTCTTTAACCATAACACTTGATAATAACGAACAATTATTTTTTAACGGAAAGGACTTGGCGAATGTTTCTCCATCAAATTTGCCAAACCTTCGTTTGACTTATTTTGAAACTGATATTTCTGTAAAGTTTGATTTCAGATATAGATCCACCACAATCAAAGCCCTTCGCCCGCTCTATGTTTTCCAACAATTAATTTCCAAGATGTCTGATGGGGCATTTGTGCCTCAGTCAACATACCTGGATACAATTAAAGATGTGCCAATTACATGCGGAGATGCAATACGAGGAATAACCGGCGCAAAGATTAAAACCAGTCTACGCGACTTCTTTACCTCATATAATAGTGATTTTGGAATAGGTATGGGCATGATCGGTGCAACCCTACGCCTGGAAGAAAAAGCATATTTGGTTCAGTACGCAGACTTCATTGACCTGGGGGAGGTAAGTAAAATGAAGGTTTCACCGGCTACCGACTTGTTGATAAACAATATTAAGATTGGTACACCAAATCAAAATTACGATGATGTAAACGGGAAACAGGAGTTCAATACAACTCATGAATATTCGGCACCCATTACCCGCATTGCAAAAGACCTGAATCTTATAAGTGTTTATCGAAAAGATTGCTACGGCATTGAGTTTACCCGGTTAAACCTTGATGGGAAAACGACCACTGATAACGATAGTGATAATGACGTGTTCATGATCCACATTGAGGATACACAACAGGGAGACGGGTTTTATCACCTGGATCGTAATTTAAATACCGGAGCTACTGGATTACTTACTCCTTCAACGGTATTCAATTTGTATCTAACACCTGCGCGAGCGCTCAGACGCAACGGCAATTATATCCGATCCTTATTTTACAAACTCGAACATAAGTACCTGAAATTCCAAACGACAGATAAAAACGATGCGGTTGTATCCGGCGGCATTACCGAAAGAGACGATATTGAAATTGCTTCTCTTGATCCTGCATTATTTAGTTGCAACTATTTGGAATTTGAAACTAAAGTGCCACTTAATTACCTGGAATTATTAAACGCTAATCCATTGAAAGCATTCAAGGGCACGTGGGCAGGATTCTCGTTCATAGGAATTCCCGATAAAGTTTCCGTACAGCCTGGTGATAATGGCTCACAGACGTTTAAGTTATTAGCAAGCCCTGATACACCATTACTTCCTTTAATTACAATCGATGGGTAACCAGATATACATACCATTTCTCAACCCTGTTAGATTCGTTGAACTTGACCCGGTTGAGTTGCCGCAATATCTTACAAAACACTTTGATGATTATTGGGCAAGTGAGCAATTGCAGTCTTATGAAACCGTTGTAAATTTCAAACAGAAGTATCAAACCAGCGATACGATATATCTTCAGTTCGAAAGCAACTTTGCATCCATTCAGATGTCGGTTATCGACTGCGAACAAACGGCCTTACTCACGCAGGCGGCAACGCAAGTACGCGCTAATTTGTATATGCCCGGATATTATGTTTATGAAATCACATTAAGCCTTGCGACATTCACTTCAGTTGATATCATATGGTTAAAATTAAGCCTTGGGCTTGGTAGTAAGTTCATGATCAGCGAACCAATACAACTTGCTGAAACATGGCCAGGAACAATTTTATTTCAATATAACAATTCAAAGTACCATGGTGATGTGATCTTCGAAACGGGAATTGTCTTTGGGCTTCGAAGTGAGGCAGTTATTCGGCGCCTCGATCCGGCCAATGAACGCACTGCCTATCGAGATCAGAAATTAAATCCATCAACATTAAAGGTTCGACCATTCCGTGCTTGGGAGTTGGGTATTGGTCATCATGAAGGTGTCCCGGATTGGATAATTGATAAACAGAATTGGATATGGAGTTGTGATAATGTATTGTGTGATGGTAAATCATTTGCAGTTTTGGAGGATAGTAAGTTTGAGGATAAAGAGATTAATCCCCAATATCCTTTTCGTCATTGGACTTTAAGCATTCAGGAAGGCATTAACCGGGCGAGCAAAATAGTTGGAGTTGATGTGAATCCTAATAAAAAACTGCTTATTGTCTACCAAATAGATGGGACCGTATTTGGAGATTTAAGCTTGCAGGCTGGAAGTAATTTAGTACCTATAACATCAAGTGAATAATATAAATATATGGGACAAATACGTCTTGGCATCGGCCAGGTGAACATAACAAATTACCTTATTGCGGTTGCAAGAAAGACAACAACGCCTTTGGTTATAGAAGCCCAGGAATCATATGCCCCTGTTCATCCGGCAACAAGAAATGTGGTGGTGCCCGCAGCGGGAGATATAGATCCAGTAATTTATTACGTTGATTTTTATGAATCTTCAAATGGGATATCATTAGATTTACTTCTTTCCCAATTTGTTTACGATCTAAAGAACCAGATCGTAATATCCGAACGCAGATTTTATGTTGGCGGCGGCGGTCAGTCATATGATCCACCCGCAGATCAGGATACATTAACCGATGCATATCTGGATGGCAAAACAATTTCTGGTGTGTTTAAAACTGGATATGGCTACCTGCGCCCAAACACTGAGCCTATAGTTGAATGGATACCGGTTACAGGAGGCGGCATCCAGTTGCAGAATAATTTAACATTCAGTCAGGACGAAGTTTATTCTATAGAAATAAGTTACCTGGCGCAGCAAAACACTACTTCTGGTGGTGGGCTTTATAACGGCGTTGAGCTTATTGATACAAATACAACTCTCACATCGACACATAGAAATAAACGCCTTAGATGTGAATCTGCAGCGAGTAATAAGCTAGTAGTGATTTTGGAATCTGTAGCGACAGTTGTTGCGGGGACGTTCTATCATATGACAAGCAATGGTGGCGCCCAAAATCAAACCCGCGTTTTACCTGCTGGCTCGGAAACCATTTTATACAACGGAGAAAACTACACAGAAATATCTTTTGGCAAAGGAGAGTTCTTGCGCATTGTTAAAATTGGTACTATATGGGAAGCTGAATTGGTGCATCATAATATCCTACAAATCGGTGAACGTTTTGCAGGAACATGGAAAGATCATCCATCGACGAAACCTGAAAACGGAACCTTATACGATGGCGATGAGTGGCCGCGCATGTGGTGGTGGTTAAAGAATAAATTGCCCTCTACTCACTATATAGTTGATGACAATGTGATAAACGGGGGATATACTCATCCTGCAACTTACGAAGGCTTATTCGTTTTGCATTCTACACTAAAAAAATTCAGGGTGCCTAATACGCAGGGATGGGGAGAACGAGGATTGGCAAATTTTACGATATATGGTACAGATAGCGCCAACAGGGCATACGATTACCCAGGCGGCACACAGATAGGGCAAGTGGGTGAGTTTACGGACTTTGTAACGCTTCCAAAAGGGAATAGTTACACCGGCGGCCCTAACCAGTCGAGGATTGGTAATGGAGCTAATACGCCCCAGAACTTTACCTATCAACAAACATTTAATTCGGGAAAGGAAAATATTATGAAAAACAATGGAGTAATTTATTTACGTAGATTCTAAAGTTTCTGAACTAATTGAAAATAGTATAATTTTATATCATGAAAACTCCAAATTTATTGGAGCCAAAACAGCGAAAGGCTTTCCGGGATAAATACCTGGCAGCTGTTTTTGCGGTGGGGGCTCTTTTTATCAGTTCACTTGCGGGTGCGCAACTTGATAGCGCAAAGTATTCGCCAATAAACGGATATGGTTTTAAATATAAAAGACATGTGCAGGATAGTTTGGCAATTATGCCTCTTTCTAATTCCCCACATATTCCTTATAGAAAAGGTGGATACCGGTACAACATAACAGACACTTGTCTTGAGTTATGGACGGGCACCCAATGGATTCCAGATAATAGAGCAACCCAATTAACTGATAGCACATTTCTCGTTGGCCATGATACGATTACTATTCGCGGTACAGGCGGCACCAATATCGCAAATGCTGCCCTTACAGCGAACGGCGACTATACGCAAAACTGGAACCATTTTCAGTGGTATATAGATTCTATAAGTGGAATTACATGGAAGATAAATGAACCATCTACGTATAATGCCCTTAACCGATTTCGATATATTAAAAATATTTCTAACAATATAGGTAACGCGTTACAGGAAGGATGGACATTAGAGGATCAAGGAGGATTCGATAGTCTATCCTATAACGTTCTATCGAATTACCTGGGTACTAGTCTTGTTCATCAAGGGGGCAATACTCTATCGCAAATTGAATTAAATGGCGGCTTTACCACTCCCGAAATAAATATTCAAACATTCGGATCTGGCTCTAACAGTTTAATTAAAGTTGATAAAAAAATAACGCTAAATCCGACCGACAGCTTACGATTAAAGGCTATTCCGGCAGCTACAGCTGATAGTGTATTGGGAGTACGGGCATATGCATCTGGCCTCAATACTGTGGTTAAATTTCCAGTGCCAAGTGGTACCTCCGGCGTTACCACGATGGCCGCAATCGGCAGTACGCCTAACGCTAATGCGGCAACTATATCAGGGAGTACGCTAACATTACAGCCAACCAATGGACAATATGGAGGGATTATCAATACTGATACACAAACGATAGCGGGGAGTAAATTTCTTATCGCTAAACATAATACGATAATGGGCTTTGCCCCACGCCTTCAAACTCAACTTGCACCAACTGAAGATATATCAACAGAGTTCAGTAATGGGCGCTATATGGGCTTTGGGTTTGCTGGTGTAACAAATTCAGGTAAGTACTTCATGATCTATGCTGACGCGATAAATCATGTCGGTGATAGTTCTAAAATCAAAATGAGTAAATCGAGTGACCAGGGAAAGACCTGGGATACGACAGTTATAATTAGTGGACCAGGTGGCGGTAACCATTGGGTTAGTATGGGTGCAGGTGGAGTTACCGGAAGCGGTAGAATAATAGCAGCATACTTCGACTTCGACAAAACAACAATCGGCGCTTCTGATAATGTGACCACCGCAATTAAAATAAAATATAGCGATGATGAGGGCACTACATGGAGTAGTCCTTTCACTATTTCGCTGGGATCAACTATAAACAACCAATTGCCATATGGCCCTATGATCAGGATCGGCGGCGATTCTCTGCTGATAAGCTGGTATGGGATAACAGCAGGAGGCAATGAAGTATATGTTATAAAGTCGGGTGATGACGGTGCAACCTGGGGTAGTAATATTTTAGTCTCTAACGATTATGCTACACAGCGCGATGAAAGTTCGTTCACGTATATTGGTGGTAGTACTATCATAGGGTTGCTTCGCGGAGAAACTACGACATATAAACAAGTAAAGTCTACCGATAATGGCAATACGTGGACCGATCAAGGAAATGTTTCCTTTGGCACAAGTGGTACACCGCCATGGACCAGATCTTATATAGATGTAAATGGTCAGAGGGTAATGGTGTGTTACTTCAAAAATGGTGGGCTTTACTCTATCTCCGGATACGCCTCTGACATCATTAGCGGCCCGTCTGGCTGGAAAAGCAGTACATTGCAGCAACTTATATCGACTGTAGCGGGTAACAATTATATTAATATAGTCCATCCGGACAATAGCCCTTATGGCTTCGGGTATTATTACAGAGAAACAGTTGCATTAACTTCTACGGCGATTGATTTTATAAAAGTTCCGAAAGACAACTTTATCCCACTTCCAAAAGTATTTACATCGACTATAGGAATAGGAGGTACACCAACATCGGGCGTTGATCTCCACATCAATAAGACTACCGACGCATATATATATTTGACAGGCGGTAATGCAAACTTTGTGATGGGCGCTAACGCGGCGCCGGGTACCGGAGATTATGCAGCTTTTGTTCGCAATGTTTCGAGTGGAGGAAATCTTGATATATCAAACGATAGTAAAAAGATTAGGTTATCAACCAGCATTTCCGGTGGGTACCGAAGTGATTTTCAGATTGCTTCTAGTGGTTATATTGGTATAGGCAATAACGTTGGAACACCTGCTACTAGGCTTGATATTGCGGGCGCAAACGCAAAGGCAGGATCGCCGGAAGACATATTCCAATTAAGGTCGTCTGACGCTAGTAATTATCTGGGCTTGAATTTTTCGATTGGGAATAATTCCTCTTCTGGAAGTAGATACTTAGGACTACAAGGATTTGAGGGTGCTGGTTTTAAAACACTTGCATTAAATCCATTCGGAGGATTTGTTGGAATAAACAATACTGCACCTGACGCTTATTTGGCTATCAAAGGCGCCCAGGCAAAGGCCGGAAGTGAAGAAACTATTGCAACATTCAATTCGAGTGATGCCAGCCAACCATTATCGTTATGGGTTAATATCGGCAACAATGCTACTTCCGGTAGTCGTGGTATAGGACTTCAAGCTATAGAATCCGGATCGGGTTACAAAAACATGTGGCTAAATCCTGACGGCGCGAATGTTCTTATAGGCACACGAACAAATAACACATACAAGCTACAGGTCAATGGTGCCATAAGCACCGTTACCGATAGCGCGGCAAGCCCTGTGAATATGGCATGGATAGATACCGATGGTAAGATCAGAAAGGCGGCGGTGCCTGGCGGTGGAGCAACTTTAGCATCCGGAACGTATACGCCTACTTTAACCAATGAATCAAACATCACAGCATCTACGGCTTATCAATGTCAGTATATGAGAGTGGGTAATACCGTTACTGTGAGTGGCAAAATCAACATTGACTATACCGCAACCGGCAGCGCAACGCTAGGCATTTCCCTCCCAATTGCTTCTGATATCGCCAATGACAATGAGGTTGCAGGAACAATGAATGCCGAGGTTAATAATGGTGGAGTAATCAGAGGTGATGCAACAAACAACAGGGCGCAGTTTTACATTAATACCGGTTCAAGCGCCGGGTACGATTACTTTTTCACGTTTACATACCAGATACTATAAACCATTCACCTCATCCTATACATTATTTAACCCGACCCGAATAAATTCGGTATAAAATGCGAAGTAAAGCAATGGAGCATAATAATCATGGCCCTGTTTTCGGAACAATAGCATCGATAATATTATTCTTTATATCACACTTTACGCTCAGTGATGGTGCTGCATTAGCAGCCATATTCGCGGGGGCAACAACAGGTGGATATAACATTTATAAATTCTATAAAGACAATAAAAATAATAATCATGACAGAGTTTCTCAGAAAAATAACAAGCAAAGACATACGTAATGTTCTTGCTGTGATAATCGTAGTAGGCAGCTACGTGTTATTTTATTTCCTCGTTATAAAAGCGGTGCCACCCGAAAATAAGGATCTGCTAAATATCGTAGCAGGTATGTTATTCGGTGGCCCTCTCGCAGCAGTTGCTGGGTATTATTTCGGTAGTTCAAAATCAGAAGGCGATAAAGCAAAAAAGGATAACGAATGAACAAACTTGCAATAGCAGCTCTGTGCCTGGCGGTTATAGTCCTTCTATGGTTCATTCTCCACGAACCGAAACAGACAGATAGTCATAAGGACGATTATGCCCGGGTGATCGGTGAGCGGGATAGTTTCAAGGTTCACGAGGTGGCAGGACTGCGAAAGATCGACAGCCTTGAATCCGCTGGCAGGTCGAAGGATAGTGCTATATCCGCATTACGTACTGAACAAACGATTACCCGTAAAGCGCTGGATAAATATTCGGCTACCGCTTTCCGGCTTGCTGGCGAGGTTAAGGAGCTCCGCAAAGGTGACACAAGTGAGTTCGCCGGTAAATGCGATAGCCTGGCCGAACAGGCGCAGAACTTTGCATATCTGTATCAGCAGTATAAAGATTACAGCGATAGCCTAAGCGTTCAGGTAGAACAACAGAAGGCCGACTATGCGACTGCATTAAATGAGCAGAAGAAACTATACACCGAATTAAAGACTAAATACGACGGCCTCATGCAGGCGTACACTGATCTATTCAAAGATTACACGAGCGCAAAAAAGACTGTAAAACGTGAACGATTAAAAACAAAGATCGCGGCATTGCTGGCATTGATTGCCGTGGGAGCTGCGGTGTTGAAATAAATACTTAAAACCTGCCGTGTAGAGGTTAACGGTGTATTCGATATGAAAGTATTAACGCAAGGACACAAGTTCGAATTGAACCAATTTGAGCCAATTCCAGATTTAAAACCACTAAAAGGGCTGGCGCTCGAATCGTATAAAGTTTCTCAATTGATTGAGAAAATTGATCCATCGGGAGCGCAAACCGCAGCAGTAATTGCTTCATCCGCATTAACGGATAAACTACTTGAACTGGAATATGGCAACCAAACCATTCAATTCATTGAAAAGAAGACTGTAACACAGATGCGGCTTGATGGTCAAATGCCGCCAGATCAATTGTTAGCACCTGACAAGTTGGATGAATTATTTACGATTAACAACGGCACTACTAATGAAGAAGTGCTGGAAATGCTCATTGATCGAATGAAGTATCTGCAAGCAAAATTTCCCTGCAAAGAAAATGCATGCTGCATTACCCATTTGGAAGAAGGGTTAATGTGGCTGGAAAAGAGAACCAGAGATCGTGTTAAGCGTGGCGTAGAGGGCAAGCATACTGCGTAAATAAAAAAAGCCCAATGTTTGCAGCATTGAGCTTATATGATGACCACACAACCCGATTCAAAATTAACCAAAATAAATTATATGTCAAATCAAAAATCAGAATTACGTAACCCGATCTTCTGGTGTCTAATCGCAATAGTAGTAGGCGGCGGCCTTGCAATTTGGGGCGCAATAAAAGGTGATTGTGGTGGCGGTCCCGGTTGCTGGCATGGTAGTGGGTTCTTAAAAATTGCTGGATGGATTTTAATAGGTGCCGGTATCGGAGGCTTCTTTTCATTGGGTAATCGCAGATCATGATCACCTTCCTGATCAATCAGGCAGCGCTGGCCGGTTTCAATCTGATCAATTCACGCATAGATGCCTACCGGATATTGAAGAACAAAAACATTGCCCACGGAATAAACTTTGGGGTATATGCCGTATTATGCGCATTGCTATGCTGGTTTGCACGCTGGAACCTTGGGGTAATTACCCTATTCTGCGTTTCGGCCTTCTGCAACCGGCAACTTTCGTTCGACATCCCATTGAACCTTAGAAGGGGCCTGAAGTGGGATTATGTGTCACTGGCCAAACCGCCTGCAGCATGGCTCGACCGGCAGGAAATCAGGCTCTTTGGGTATAATGGTCGGGCGCCGATCGTAATGTATGCCGTCATTTGGGTGGTATGTTTAATAATTAAAATTTTGGTATGATCATAACAAATAATTATTTGTCAAATGGTAATTATTGCGCTTTTGCTTCAGAGGGAGAAGAAGATTATTACAGGCCATGGCCAGACGAAAGAGGCGTAATACCGCGCGATTTAACTTTGGGATATGCGGACTTTGTTGATTTCGGAAGACTGCATGTTTATCCAATTGCTTTATTTAAAGACAAGATTAAAGAGTTATGATCAATCGCGATAATTTTTTCTTTTCAATACGCCAATCCCTTTTTAAAGGCGGACTAAAGCAACTCCAGGTCGAAGGCATAAATGCTATTCTGGATAAATGGGAAGCCCAACAATTAACCGATTCGCGTTGGCTGGCGTACATGCTCGCTACCGCATACCACGAGACGGCGAAGACCATGCAGCCGATAGAGGAGTACGGAAAGGGCAAGGGCTATAAGTATGGAAAGAAGATTAAGCGTTCGGGAATTCCATACACCTTGCCCGATCATCTATACTATGGGCGTGGTTACGTTCAATTAACATGGTTTGAAAACTACGAAACCATGGGCCGCCTATTGGGTATTGATCTTCTCAATAATCCTGAACTGGCACTTCATCCGAATATTGCCGCTGAGATTATGTTCGAGGGCATGACCAAAGGCAATAGCCATTTCGGTGACTTCACCGGCAAGTCACTGGAGAATTATTTCAACGACAAAAAAGAAGATTGGGTAAATGCGCGGCGCATTATTAATGGAACTGATTGCGCAGATATCATTGCCGGCTATGGTAAGAAATTCTTAACTGCAATTCAATAACTATATATGCAAACAATCTCTAACGGCCTTTGGTCATCCCTATCCACCTGGGGTGGCAAACTCCCAACGGCGACAGATAAAGTGCAGATCATGCACGACATTAATTTGGATATCGATGCAAAGGTAGCCGGTGTTATGATCATGGATGGCTGCGAACTGTGCATTGATGCGGCCAACAATATCACCCTGGAAAGTACGAGTAACATTGTTGTCATGGGCAGATTTTGCATGGAAGAAAAAATCCCGTTCATTTATACAGTTCGTTTTACCGACATCAATGAGAATAAATTCGTTGGTGGCGGGATGGATGTGCTGGATAGCGACATTGGATTGTGGGCTATGGGCAACGGGCAACTCGACCTTCAGGGAATTGTACAACCAACTTTTGAAAAGGGCGTCGTGAATCCCGACACCCTTTCCAGCTTTGCTTCATCGGCAATCCGCAATATCCGCATTGAAGGAACGGCTACCGGGAAATCTCACATATTCATTATGTCCTCAATGCCCCAAAATTTAAGGTATGTACAGTTTCGGTACATGGGCCCTCGCAAAGACCTGAACGGTGATGGAGCGAAAGAACTGGTAACCGGCCGGTATGCCCTACACTTTCACCATTGCGATGATGGAAGCCGGGGATCGATCGTAGAAGGATGTATTGCCCGGGACTGCGACAATCATTGCTTCGTACCTCATACCAGCCATGGTATTACAATGCGGAGCAATATCGCCTATAATGTAACGGAAACGCCGTTTTGGTATGACTATGGACAGCGCACCAATGATATTCACTGGGAAAACAACCTGGTGGCCCTGATTAAATATGTCGAACGTGCCCAGGATCAGGATAGCGATATGGCGCCCACCTTCGGAGCTGGCGGGTTCGTGCTGGGCTTCGGGGATAGTAATATCTGCCGGGGGAATGTGGTGATTGGAACGAGCGGGGATTTTCGAATTGCCGCCGCATACTTCTGGCCTGAGATACGTAACGATGCAAACAATACGCTACAACTGGAAAGCCAATGGCAATTTGAAAACAACACGGCTATCAATTGTCCGGCCTGTGAAGGCTCTTGGCAGAATAATAATTTCCACCATGTGAACCTTAATACGACCGCCATAAATTGTGAAGTACCTGTTTACCATGGCGCATATACGAACGACTACAATCGTAAAGGCGGCTATTATAAAGGCGGCTACGTGAACATAAAAGCAGCATCCGCAACTACAAACCGCATACGATTCGAGGGCGTGACGTTTGATGCGGACGGCGGTGATTATTGCGTGGTTATTAACGAAGGCCCAGCGACCGGCGCGGCACCAATCCTATTCCTTAATTGTAAATTCATCAACTTTACTAAAAAGGCGATATTAAACCAGAACCCCGGCGAGGGCATTAAAACGGTTGATGTAGTTGATTGCGGAATTGATTATACGAAAGTGCAGGTAAGCAGTACAGCAAAGACCGGTGAGTGGATTCGTGTGCAGTTGGGAGATAAGGCCTGGAAGGTAACAAAGTCGGGCAGTAATGCCATTGCTAAATTCGCCCCTTCCTTATGGGGCACCGGAACCGGCCTTAAAGCCGAATACTTCACGCCCGATTTCAAGACATTATTACTGTCGCGGATCGAACCAAACGTGAACCTGTTTGATCTCACGCATCCCAGCCCGCATTATAAAGTGCCAGCTACATTTGCGGCCAGGTGGACCGGTAAGATACAGCCGCAGTACAGTACAACATATAAATTCATTTGTAAGGCAGGCGGCGGAGTACGGCTGTGGGTGAACGGCGCATTACTTATTGACGCTTGGGCAGAGCGCTATCCGAGTGATATAACAAGCAAAGGCATTCTGCTCGATGCCGATAAGCTCTATGATATAAAATTGGAGTTCTTTAACAACGACGATCGTTCTGGCTGCACGCTGGAATGGACGGGAAACTTCTTAACACGCGAATTCATTCCGATGAGCCAACTGTACCCGGGTGATGTTACGCCACCACCGCCCGTTAATCAGCCGCCGACAGCCGATGCGGGGCCTGATCAGACTATAATTGTAGAGACGTCAACCACGCTGAACGGCACCGGCATGGATCCGGAAGGCAAAGCAGTTGCGTTCAAGTGGGAGCAGATAAGTGGAATAGCAGCGGTTATTATCAATCCAACACTTGCGGTTACGAGGGTGAGCGGATTGAGGGTAGGCGAATATATCTTCCGGTTAACCGTGATCGATGATAAGGGAGCGAGCTCGATGGATGATATGAAGGTTACGGTAACCTGAAAGCATTATATATAGTATGAGAAGAAACTTTTGCCAGGCATGTTCCTTTGCGCGTTACGGGGTTAAAACACGCATTCCAATTGAGCATACATGCGATGGAACCAATATTCCGGTAAGCCCCAAACATCCATATGTCCCAACTAGGGAAGAATTGGATAAATATCTTGCCCGGCTTAAGGAATTGATGGAGGAGGAGGAGGTTAAGGTGACGGTGGGGTAGGTTCGATCTTAACAATTTCAAGTCCTTCGTGGTAAAACCAATGTTTTTTCAATCCATAAACAAGAACGGCAACTAATGGGCGAGCGTCGTCAATCCAACGACGCGTTACCTTGTATTCCTCATCGTTAAAAATAAACCGATCACCTTTCTTTAATTGTTCAATAGTCATAAACACTTTTTTAAACCCAACTGGGTATGAGGGAGGCCCCGGCAAGTTGTCGGGGTTTTTTATGCCTTTACGGGAACCCGTAAGATATTGCTATTCCATATTTGTACCTTGCTCTCATGAAAGAAACTACATCAACCATCAATTGTTCCTGCGATCCTAAAAAGGTGCAGGAATTGAAAGACACATATGTCTTCGAACGTCAGAACGTTGTTCAATTACCGGCATGGTCTAAGGCCAGAAAAATAAGATTACAGAACGGTCATCCCCCTGACGTAAGCATTGACGCCTGTATAGTCGAAGCAATCCTTACGCTTTGGGAAAAAGGAATAGAGACGACCGGTTGTTGTTGCGGGCACAAGCTTATGCGTGCATGGGTGAGCGTTGATCCTGGTGACTATATAGCAATGCACGAACTTGGTTATGAACAAGCGCCAATAACTATCTCAGAAGAAGGTTATGCGATGAACGTATATACATTTTATTTATAATTTTCCCAGCCTTACTTGAATTAGTGGTTAAGGCAGCCCCTGCGAAAGTGGGGGCTTTATTGTTTAAAATGGTAGTTCGGGTTGCAATTGTTGCTGCCGGTATTCCTCCCATGTTTCATACTCACGTTTACAGACCCTTTTTAATTCCAGGTAATTGCTTAATGTTTTATGTTTGATAACCCCTATTGAGCTATCATAACAAAATGAATTGAAATCATAATCAGCATGATGTAACGAATTGTAGTTAGCAAGTTCTTTTTTTACTTTGCCCCACCATTTATCATACCTGTTCTGTACCTGGCAGGGCAAGCAAATGCCGTTCACGAAATCATCGTGAAATAGTTTATCGAAATCATAGCGGCATTGCTTGCACAACATATTTTCTAGCCGTTACCGTCGCGGGGTGCGGTTTTAGTGTTAAATAATTCTATCTCATCATCATCCGCAATGCCATAAGTAAAATCTCCTTCACCAAAGGGCTCGCAATGGCATGAGGTTCCACCACAACCGGTATTCGGGCAATTGTGCCGATCTTTCTTTTTTACTTTTTTATTATACTCAATACCGTATCTGTAGCACTTTTCCCAGTCGGTGTTTTCTACACAAAAAGGCATTAGCTCGTGTTCGACATATACAGTAAATTCGCGGGATACATCGGCCCAGCTTTCGGCTTCTATTATTTCTGAAACTTCTTTTGAGCATGCAAAAAACACCTCACATCCGTTATTGCGCGAATAGAACCACCGGACAACTTCAGCATTGCCCTGAAAGGCCTTTGGGTAAAAACATTGCTTACTCATCTTTCCCCGTTCCGTCGCGGGATGCGGTTTAGTTGTTAATCGATATTGTTATAATGGCCTCTGCTGCCAGCCTGCGAATTAATTGTTTTGAAAGTAGATCAGGGCAATAAAACATTGACCATAATTTCATAAGATACGTCTTGCCATAACGCAGGCCATATATTGCTATTACAGTATGCGAATCTCCTTTACCCCAATCAATTCCGTAAATAGGATCGTTCATCTTTCAGCCGGTCACCGTACCCGGATCGGTTTTAGTCACATATTTTATCAAAGTATCCTTTGTATAACTTATTAATAAGGTGCTTAAAATGCTCCTTACTAACTTCACCTTTATCAGCACCTACACCTGGCCAGTGTCGCAAAACCATGTTTCTTGTTATATAATAGTCAATTGTGACACCCGGATTTTTATTTGATCCGATTGCCTCTATCTTATACATCTTTGAAGGTGTAACAAATGCCAATAGCCTATTGCCTGTATTATAATATCTAGGGTATTCTTTTAATTCTAAAGGCGCTTTCATAATCCCCGGCTATCGTTACCGGTCCCGTTTTAATTATTTATAAACTATCCCCGTCCCATCATAAAACTGGCACACCATCCGGCCGGTGCTGTCCATAACCGATACCAGACCCGTTGCTCGTTCTTTCACAACAGACCGGCATCGTTGGGGTGCGCTCAGCCTGATAATTTCGCGCTGTAGCCGTCTGCGCTCCCTGATGGATGTGTTGATGTAGAGGAGGCAGAGTGCGATGATAAGGATGGAGAATATGAGTTTCATTGTGGTGGTTTTGTGTCCGAAGGTGGTGAGTTAATTAGGCGGCGATTGAGGTTAAATATTCCAATCGGGATTTAAGGTGCGAAATCTGTAACTCGTGGTCTTTAATAACTGCTTGATATTCTTTTTTTACCCAGTTCTCGCAGGTTGAATTTATTTGAGCAATGCAATACCGTATACCTGCTTCTAAGTTATTTATTTGTTGAGTAATTTGGTATTTCATCTTCTTTCTTTTTACCCGCCGGCTTCATTGCCTTTGGTAGAGTGAAGGTACAAGGTTGTTTTGAAACAACCAAATTATTTTGATAGTTTATTTTTGTCAACGATCAATATTCTATAACGACCTGATTTCGAATGAGAAACAACACCCGGTAATTTATGATCGTTCTCGATTGCCTTGTTTACTGCCTGGATTGTAATGCCGCGCAGGTCTGCGTATTCGCGTGTACTCATTGCTGTTGTTTCAGTTTTCTTTTGCTTCTTCATTTGTATCAATGTTTTTATCTTCAAATTCCATGTATGCCCTGTACCAGCGCCAGGCGCGGTCGAGCATAGTTTCCCAAACTTCATTTTGTTTTGCTAAGATTTCCTGAGTGAATAAATGATGTATTGAAAGTGTCCACTCCTCAATAACACCATCCCCATTACGGTATTGATAGTGCCGGTAAAGAGCGCCTACCCGTTCATGACCCTCGATGCAGCGAATGATAGCCATCGGTTCCAGGAGGTGAATAACCCACAATCCCGAATCTTCGCGCATTGGGTTTTCTGCTAAGAGAAATTTATCCATAATTATTTATTCAACATTTGAACCTAAATAAAATCTGCATTTATAAATTGGCAAATTTAAATTCAGCGTCGGTTTTCTTCCAGTTTTGCCAGCCCACCATGTAATACTGAATTGGTGAGTTATAAGAATATGGATTCGCCCAAATAATAAAAGTGGCTTAAATCTTTCTTTCCAGCCGGAGATTGTATACATAATATTTTATTTATAAAGGATGTAAAAAGAGGGCCCAAGGCCCGGTGATTATAATTTTTCTAATGCATATTCGATTATATTCTCATCGACATATCCACTATAATTGGCAATCAGTTCCAATTCTTCTTTATTGCAATCCGAGAGATAACGGGTATACGTAGTATCGTATTTTCCATCGATGTTTATCCGACCAACTCCGGTTAATTCTTCTTCGTAGGTTAAGCCTACTTTGTTACCTCCGCAATCAGCATAGCACAATTCACCAAGATCGAGTCCAATTTTAGAAAAGAAAGCAACCTTGTCGTCATCGCCTTCCAATGCCAACTCGAGCGCCTTTTGTAGATTAGGGCGGCCATCAATTTTTTTGCCTACTTCATAAGCTTTTTCTCTGGTCAGAAAAAGGTCGCCAGTATATTTGCTTATTCTTTCTTCACCCAAAAAAGAAAGGTAACCGGCATTGTGAAAGTGACCGCCACGGCCAATGTGAAATGCTACAATTGTTGTTTCTGCGAAGGTGTTATTTGTAGTTGTCATTTTCTGATCGCCATTTTTCAGGTTGCGGTTCCTGTTTTTGTTATTGATGAATCAAAGATATGTGGTTTATTTGAAACAACCAAGTTTTTATCAAGTTTACTTATGTTCTTGACCTCAATCAACTCAACTACCGCCAACCAGGTTAGCCGCCTTAATATGGGATAATTGCCGTATTGTATTAGTAATATAGTAGCAGAAAAATAAATAATATCATAAGTAATTGATATTCATAATGGTGCCAATAGTTTTTCGGCTCTGGTCGGGACCTCGAAGGTAGTTTTATGAAACCCGCTGTCATGGCGGGTTTTCGCTTTAATGTAGGTCTGGCGCGCCTTCCGCAAGAACCAACCGGAACCGACCGGCACCAACGGGCGCATTTAAATGGTCTTTTTGTAGTAGTATTGTAGTAGTAATATAACTGCTGTATGAAGTACTCGGTCAAACTTATTCTTTATACCCATCAGGCGAACGCCAAAGGGCAATATCCGATTTATATTCGAATTACAATAGATCGTAAGCAATCCTACATATCGACCGGCCACTTCATTGATAAGCGATTCTGGGATGAAAGGTCTGAACAGGTTAAGACCGGGCACCTCATGGCCGATATAATCAATCCGGACATTACTTCCCGCAAGCAATCTATTATAAAGGTCATAGTTGATCACCAGGTCAAGGGCCTGCGGATCACCCCGTCGGCACTAAAGGCAATGGTTTCCACCGGTGGGGATTTGCACAATCTGTTCGAATTCGTAGAAGCATTTTCGAAAGAAGTACAGCACAAAAGGGAGCCGGGCACCCTGGAGAATTACCGCAAACATATGCTGGTGCTGGAGCTTTTCCACGGATCTCGGTCCCTGACCTTCGAGGAAATAACGCATACCTACCTGGTGAAGTTCGAGGATCATCTCCGTAATAAGGTCGAGGGTGGCCGCGATGCCCTGGGCGGTAATTATATACATGCTATATGGAAGACCCTGAAGACCTTTTTTAACGCAGCAAAAAAGCGGGGCATAATTACTTGTTACCCTTTTGAAACCTACGAGAATCCGACGTATACGGCTCCACGAAAGGATTACCTGACGTTAAAAGAATTGGATGAACTTGAAAAGAAAATTAAAACCGCCAATGATCTGAATAAACAAACTATAATATACTTTCTGCTGGGTTGCTATAGCGGTCTGCGCTTATCCGACTGGTTTCAATTCGAGATTAATAAACATGTGCGAGATGGCCGGTTGTTTCTTCGAGCGAAAAAGAACGGCGAATGGGTGACCATGCCGGTGGTCGGGCGGCTGGCTGCACACCTGGAACAGGTAAAGGATTGCAAGCTCACCAGGGTAGAGCAGGAGCTTAACAGAGCGCTAAAGATATTAGTACCTGGTAAACGAATTACCACACATTGCGCCCGGCATAGCTTCGCAATTACCATGTGCGCAGAGCAGGGCATCAGCGCTGAGACATGCAGCGAATTATTGGGAATAACGTTGAAAACATGCGTGGAAAATTATTATAAAGTCACAAACCGCAAGATTGATAAAGAATGTTTGGGAGCGTGGGAATAAAAAAAGCCGGCTACCCATTAACGAGTAAGCCGGGCTATGGTAGAACTTATCAAGAAACTACCAATATTTCTCTTAATAAAGATTCCTTTTCTTCCGGCGCAAGATCGCAACTGTAATCATTTACAGCTTTCAATGCCTCATTAAATGGCATTGCCTTTAAAAAAAGCGCTTGATAATTTGGCGGGAAGTTTTTCCAATGCAATATTCTGAACTGATTATCACACGTAGCAAACTGCATAAGATAATCAAGTGTACGGGTGCAAAATTCTTTAATGAATTTTTTGATAAAGTCTTTTATTGTATCATCCCAATTGCGTGGCTCAATATTAATTAGGCAGCGTCCCAACTGCTGTATTTGCGATTTATTGATATTTTTATTATGCATAGGCAGCGCAAATAGATACCTATAATTACCGCGTTGATTTTTAATGGTGGTTAACAATGTATCGAAAATATCATCTTCTAATATAAATTGGCTACGCATTATTAAATCATGGGGTGCATTGTTTTCGCCAGCCCCATATTGCACCCAGTATTGCCCAATACCAAAAATACATGAATTGGTATTATGCTTAGGCTCCTTCGCATATGACATTATTTTTTCTCTTCCCCAATCATATGGCATTCTGAACGCCATAATAAAACTTATATCACCGTTGCTTTCATCGTATAAAATCCGCAGTAAATCACATACCTGTTTTTTAGAATTGTAATAGTTAACTGCAAGGTGTGTACGCAAATTGCCATCGCCTCTGTTGCAATACCATCCACCCTGCTCTTGCTTTACGCCATAAAACATGTTAAGTACTTCACTAATAAACTTGTATTGATTCTTTGCTTTACTATCATACCAACCCCCGCTATCCGCTTCGGATTGTTTAATGGAAGCGTAGGTATTCCGGATAGTATTTAATAACGATAACACATTTTTGTAGCCCTTGTTTTCTTTTTCTAATTCAGAAATTCGCTCCTGCTGAGAATGGACGGCATTTTCCAGTGATTCAATGTGAGATTCAAGCAATTGTACTTTTTCTGAAATAGCCTGGGAGGCAACCTCGTTGAGGTCAATGTTTAATAATTCCATGTTTGATAAGTTTTTGATGAACTGGAAAGATAATATATTTTTTAATATAAAAAAAGCCGGTTCGCTCCAGAGGGAGGCGCCCCGGCGTAGCCGACAGAACAATTATCTTATAGTATCTATTCGATTTTCTATACACCTCCAAAAGACTACCGGCCCCATATTGGTGTTATAACTTACCCACTCACCTTTCACGCAACTAAACCGTAACGTATACGCTGGAGCGGGCGGTTGAACCGGTGGCGCTGGCTTATCTACGTTCTTTTTGCACGCTGCAATAAAAGAGATAACCAATAGTGTAGTACCTAATTTTTTCATTATCTTATTTTAACGATTAAACAATATTGTTAGTAAACATTACCCTTAGACTAATTGGGTATATTTATAAGCTAAATTGTTTTTTGTCATTTAATACAATTTTAATTTTTTGATATAAATCAAATTATGTAAATTCAACATCCCGTCCTTACGATTGCAAAAATGGTTCTGAATAGCACTAACCATATTCCTTAACGCCTAACAGTAACTGCCATGATTCCAATCATAAAAATTGGAGCGGTATGCGCTATTTGTGCACACCGTCTTTCCTGCCCATTTGAATTGTACTTAACCTCTCCGCAAGTTGTAATGCTAATTTGTCCGCTGCTTCGGAAAGCGAACCTACTGGGTTTTTCTCAAGCCTATCGAGAGCCCCCATTATTGTTTCGTTCCCCGCAGATTGACCCGTTAGTATTGAAATCGTATACCCCTGAAGCTCTATTAAACTAGCCAGGATTTCATCTAACTTATTTTTTGATGTATTGTCTGTTGTTTTTTGTTGCTCCGCTTTTACCTCCAGAAAATATGCCGGGAATTGTTTCGTGAACTTCCCAATATAAGCAGGCGATACTGGCTTAATCTTCTTATTATTAATAAATGAGCTTAAGTAACTACGGTTTATTTCAACCTTTGCGGCGATTTCCGTAAGATCAATTCCTTCCCTCCTCTGAATCTCTTGAATAATATTTTTCAGTTCCCGGTTATTCATTAGAAATTATTCAATGTTGGTTTTCGTTTGTTGAATATTTATTAAATCTGTTAGGTATTGTTGTTTTGTGTTGTTATTCGTTGTATGTTTGTTATGTCAACAACACAACGAATATACAATGAAACTTTCAAACATAGCATTAGAGCGGATATCAGACAGGAAGGTGCTTTTGCAGATAGCTCTTTCGCTTGATTTTTCTGAACAATGGATGCGGCGAGTAATCGAAAATAACAAGGACAATGGCCCATTGACCACAGCTTTGGCATTGCGGGTTATTCGCGAAGAAACTGGACTTACTGACGAGCAGATACTGGAAGAAGAAAAACAGACAGCAGCAAAATAGTCGCACAAAAAACGAAATGTTACGCACCGGTGCAAGCCCGTCCAATCCTTTTAACAACCCTTTAAATATCGTACCCATGTTAGAATTAATAATTGTAATCGCAGTAACAACCGCCGTTTCAGTGACAGTAGGCGAGATCTGGTATAGAAAACAAGTAAAGAAAATAGAATGTACAAATACGTATACATCCACGATTTGATCAAGACCTCCGAAGCGGCTATAACGACGCCGATAAACAGGTACGGGATAAGTGTATATGTCGAAGGTGATCCGGATGGCGTTGGCCTTGATATTTACATCGATCCCGCCGACGCAAAAGGAATTGAGTTATTCCGTGAGTTCGCAAAACAAATGGCTGAGCATTATAAATCGCTGAGCAATGGATAGCGAGATAAAACGCGAGTTCGACAAGCTGCACAAAGAGATAAAGGCCCTTGCAGGTCATCAAAAAAGTACCTGGGTGAGCGCGTCATGGCTGATGGAGATCACTGGATGGTCTAAAAGAAAATTGCAGTCGGCACGCGAACAGGGCATCGTAGAGCATAAGAAAAGTAATGGCGGCGGCATGTTGTACAAACTAGAATCATTACCCGAAATATTCATAAAACAAAAACAAGCATCATGAAAAAGTTCTACCCTCAGACCATCGGCATACTATTCGTAGCCGCTATTTATTTAATCAATTATATCTGTCAGTAATGAGTACTACACAATTTATATCGGCTGCATTATACGCCTATGACGATTCGCATATTAATGATTGCGGCAAAAGAATTGGTGTAATTCGTATTGTCGATACGCCAGAACCACCTGCCGATAAATGGATTGCGGAGGTATACCCATATGGCGAAGGATCGGGCAGGTTCCCGGAACATTCCGAAGCTGTTGCGTATGCGAAGTTATTCGCAGCAGCACCCGATATGTTAAAGGCTATTGAGCTTGCAATTAATATTAAAGACCTGTGGATGCCGGTAAATGATGTTTCAGTTCAGCATGAAGGTGAAGCCCAGGCGCTACAATCAATGCATGATACATTGAAAGCCGCTTACCTAAAAGCCACCGGCGAACTGGATGTCAAACAAATAAAAACCTAACCCATGCTCACCAATTTCACCTCCCACGATCCCGCCGAACGCATAGAGGCTCACAACGCCTGGAAGGCATATAAGCAGCATACAACAGGAAGCATGCAAGCTATAGAGGACAAGGCGATAGCGGCGTATCACCAGGTATACGAGCTGACAGGGTGCGAGAAAAGGGCGGCTGAAGTATTTTTTTCATTCTTTAATAAAAAGTCATGACAGCGCAGGAAGCAAGAAATTCGGCAGATAACATTAATACGACACATAACGATTCCCAATACGAGACCATTATTAAAATGGTCAAACAGGCAGCCCTAAAAGGAGAGTATAGCGTATGGATCTATAATGCTTCAATTAAGGATTCGGTAAGGGCCTTATTGATCAAAGATGGCTACAAAGTAGGGCCAACCCAATCTGATCGTGGAGAAACATTAACCAAAATAACCTGGTAATGACACCCCAAAAACAGATCTACGCCTTCCGCATCCCGGACAATTTGTTTCTGCCGCATAAGGTGATCAGTCCCTTCTATGCGAAGGTGATCTACACTATCGAAAAAGGTGATATTAATATCGAAGAAGTTGGGCTATCGCTTAAATGCCTGAAGTATATAAACGACAAGGGGGCATTAGCAATCAAGATCGAAAATGAGCTGAATGACAAAGTGAAGCATGCTATCAACCTGCGCAATATCAACAAGACTATAGCGAGCGCATTAGCGCCGCATGTAACATAATTATGGAAGGATGGTGGCCGCAGTTTGCCGGAGTCTGCGGGATATAAATCAGAACCGGTTGACGGGGCGCATGTTGACAAGGTGTCTGCCGTTATTAAAGTAACGGAATGGCTCGGTTCGATTCCGGCGCGCTCCACGAATGCAGTTCAAATCTGCTCGCTCATCGAGGTTTTGGTAAGGAAAAGTTGGTTCAAATCCAACACCCAGCAATGGGTACCTGATGGTTCAGGGGATGCGTTGCCGGACGTAAACCGGCCCCTTCGGGAAAATAAGCTCTTTTAATATACTAATACCAAAAGGAATAGGAGCGACCCTACGCTGGATGAACTTAACGGAGTAATTACCCGGCCGATGCATCGGTTTCATTAGTTCGGTGGAAAAAGTTGACAGCCGGGAAAGACCGGCACTTTAAAAATCCCCAACTCATGGAACAAATTGACATTATTACTGTAGCGTTTCTTTTTTTAGGATTACTGGCGATTGCATTAGGAGTTATATTCTTCATTGCATTCGCAAAAAGCGACGACATGCCGGACCTGACCGACGATATGCCAGGTCACTACGAGGACTACGAATTATCTAAATGCCCTTATGTTGAAATGATATGACACAAGAAAAAATATACGGCGCTGTTATAGTCATGTTGTTGATAATCGCGGTTATCTGTTTTGGTTACGTATGGATAAAAAAAGACAAGCATGATGACTAAGGAATTTATACAACATTTAATTGTTATCGCCGGTTTGCTGATACTCGGTTACTACCTGATCATATGGCGACCAAAACGGAATTGATATGATCATTATACTTACCGCCCTTATGAATTACTTTATTATTCAAAGTAAATTCAACGACAGTGAACGAGCATATAACCGATTACGTAACAGAGATTGACGACTTAGCAAGTCAACCAACGTATAAGCTGGTAGGGTTTATTATTACGATTTTATTAGGATCAGCATTGATATGGATAATTGATAAGATAAAGCTCTTTGACGGATGCAGATGATATTAATGCTTTAAAAAGCAAATTATGATTACAATTCACAAATATCAATTCGAACTGGCTAGCGAATTTGAAATCGAGATGCCGGATAAGGCTAGGGTTATTGATGTTCAGATGCAAAATGATATATGGACAATGTGGGCAATGGTGAATACTGAATGGCCTTTGATTAAACGAAAGTTCAAAGCATATTGGACAGGCGAGGAGTTGAATGGTTTGGATTTATTCCGAACTCATATTGCTACAGTGCAGGATATATATGTCTGGCACATTTTCGAATAACGATTCAAATTAGTTTATGACGGAAGAATCATATCAACAAGGCAGAAAGTTTATGCAATCGTGCAATCATGTACGTGGCCTTATTACAAAAGCCAAAGGTGAAGTTGCCAGGTGGACGAAGATTGAAGATAGCCACCGAAAGGAAATGAGGCCAGGTCAAGCAGATGGCGCGAATAAATGTTTACAAAGGGCGATGGCACGGCTTGAAGAATTACGGATCAAGTTTGATAATATGAAGTTTCCAGATAGCAATATAGTTGTTGTGAAAAAGGCAAATGTACAATGTGAGGGATGCGGACAGCCTATAGCGATAGGAAATACTTATTGCGGCGAATGCTTGTGTGAGGATGATAGCGAGTAATTAGTAAACCAGCCCACAGGAGGGGCTTTAAATATGATAGATCCGAATACACCACAGGCACCAGCTAATCAGGAAGCAGCCAACGAGCAAGCCACTAACGAACAGGAAAGCGCAAGCCAGGATGCGGCAACAGGAGCAGACGGAGCTGAAGAAGTGACAGAAGGATAAGGATAAGGCCCCGGTGAGTGCCGGGGCTTCTTTTAAAACTACAATCACTACATAAACAGAGTAAAGTTATGAGTATTTCAGAGATTGAAAAAATGATCCCGCAAAATGCGGTCGCCGAAAAGCTCAACCATGCTGTTGCTGCAGTTCTTGGAGCCGATGGGTTTTCGGGATTTCAAAAGGCGTATCTTATAGCAACTGCAGCCGGGGAATTAAAGAAACTATTGACCGCAGAATACATGAAGCCTATCATGGATTTGCAGGGCAATAAACTCGGGTTTAAAACCGACAAGGATACGGGCCAGGGCGGCGCCAAAGGCCCCGGCTATCCGGAAGAAGTTGTAAAGAACTGTCTTATTGAGGCGGTATTGACAGGCGTACAGCCATTCGGTAATCAGTTCAATATTATTGCCGGTAATATGTACATCACTAAAGAGGGCTTTGGTTATCTGCTGGCCAACTACTCCGGGCTTTCGTACGAGATCATTCCAGCATTGCCCCGTATCAATGCCGACAAAAGCAGCGCCGCAATCGTGATGAAAATTAAATGGACGCTGAACAGCATTGAGAAAGAGCGTGAATTGGAAATACCGGTGAAGATGAATTCATTCATGGGTACAGATGCGGTGATTGGTAAGGCAACCAGAAAGGCACGCGCCTGGTTATATAGTACTATTACCGGCTCTGAAATTCCCGAAGGAGATGCCGTTGATACGGATGCCGAAGTAATTGGCACGAAGTTCAACGAAGCTGTGACAATCGATGAACTTCAAACCATGTTCGACTTCAAAAAGAGCGTATTGACGAAAGAAGAATGTGACAACGCGCAGCGAGTTATTGACAATAAGGAAGTGGCATCATATCAAAAACTCTTTAAACTTCTCAACTCAAAATGATAAACAATACTGCCCGCATTGCCAATTTCACAAGCAGCGAAATTGTCGCGCTCACGAAAAAGGATAAAAAAGGAACAGGCTTCGGCGCTCCAGCTCTGACTTATATACAGGAAACCAACATGGAAAGGTTGCTGGGCCGGTCGTTAACAACCGAAATAGATGCCCGGCCGACCTCATGGGGAAAGCTACTCGAACCTCGGGTGTTCGATATACTGGGCCTGGAATATTCCTTAAGCAGCAAGGAAACAATTGTACATCCCACTATTCCAATATGGGCCGGTTCGCCTGATGGCAGCAAGGTAAATACCACGGCCGATTTTAAGGCGCCGTTGACATTGAAATCGTTCATTCAATTGGTGCAACCGTTGTATGAAGGCTTAACCGGCATGGAGGCAATGAACCGGGTTCGTGAAGATCATAAGGACGGCGAAAAATTCTACTGGCAAATCGTCTCTAATGCGATCTTGCAGGGCAACGACCTCGGAGAGCTTATTGTTTACTTGCCTTATTTCTCCGAACTGGAAGAAATCAGGATGATGGCCAGGCATCACGAACAGGCTGGTAAGTTCAAGTGGGTTGATTGGGCAAGCGATGACGAACTGCCGTACCTGATCGATGGAGGCTATTACAAGAACCTGAACACTATCCGGTTCGAAATTCCGAAGGCAGATAAGAAGTTCCTGACCGATTGCGTGACGAAGGCTGGGGAAATGCTGCTGAAAGAGCCGGGCCGGGTTTTAATGGCCACCCACGACAAGGCAACCGGTGCTACCATTGTTGAAGATGCAAATGCGTTAATTGTTTAACCCATCAAAAAAAGTAAAATGAAAATAGAATCATATAAAAGAGCCGAGGAATTATTGCCTTTAATCGACGCGGTAAAAGATAATATTAAAAGGTGGGAATCAGTAAGCCATTTTTATAGTTCATCAGAAATAAAATGCGGCTTTAATTCAGGAACAGGGAATTATTCATATGTAAGACCTAAGCACATCCCCTTCGAGGTAGCAAAAGCTCTTTCCCTTGCCGGTTATAAAAAAGAACTCGAACAATTAGAAAATGAATTTAATTCTTTATAAGCCATGAAAATTAAAGAAATTAAGTTAAGCAATTTTGCAAAATATAATGAGGTTAATGTATCATTTGATGAAAATGTGACCTACCTCATAGGGTCTAATGGGGCTGGTAAAAGCACTTTGGGCATAACCGCAATATGGTTTATGTTTCAAGGAATCGCCGAAAAAGCATCAGGCGGCAACAATCCATTGATCGGTGAACGCTTTCGTTTCATCGGCCCTAAATCCGCAACGGCCAAAGGTGAAATGATCCTGCATGATGAAAAGACCGGGCTTGATATTAAGGTCATCCGTAAGCTCACGAAATCCGGCAGCAATCTATCATTTGAGGCTCCGGAAGGTTATGAACTAGGTCAACAATGGCTCACGGACCTATTTAATATTTTCCTTATTGCTCCGAAGAAATTCTGTGAGTTATCAGCAAAGGACCAGGCAACGGCCCTCGGCATCGACACAAAAAAATTTGACGATGAAATGGCAACGCTAAAAGAACAGTTCACCGAAATCAATGCTGTGTACCGTTCATATGGCGAAATCCCGGAAGTAGAGAAAGTTGAGAAAGTTGATGTAAGCGCATTGCAAGCGCAGAAGGAGGCCGTCAGGGTGAAGCTGAATGATCAATATTTAGCTAACAAAAAAGTGAATGAGGATTTAATTTTAGCTTATAATAAAGAAGATGAAAAGGCGCAGGAAGAATATGAGGAAGCGAAGCGGGATATGGAAAAAAAGAATAATAGAATTGATAAAAGCAAAAATCTATTAGACTTATTAATTGCAGAGGGTTACGAAGGCAAAGAAGTTTCCACCTGGATAGACTCGCTGCCTTACATAAGAATGGTATCAAAGCGTGAGGTTTCTAAACCTGCATGTATACCAGAACTCCCCGATGACAGCGAACTCAAAGCCATTGATCAACAAATCATTGATGCCAACAAGACCAACCAGGATGCGCTTCTTTATGAACAATACATGCAGAAGAAAGAACAGAAGTCTGCTAAAGAATCTGAACTGAAGGTTAACAAAGACAAGCAAACAGCCAAAGAATCTGAACGCCTGGAATACATTAAGTCATTTAAATTCCCATTCTCGAACCTTTCAGTAGGCGAAGATGGCGAATTGCTTCTCAATGGCAAGCCGATAAAGGCCGAGTATTTTTCAACTGGGGAATTACTCAAGATTATACCGGTTCTTATTGCAACTACTCAGCCCGAATTGAAATATGTATTCCTGCAGGACTTCAATCTTATGGACGAAGATAAACAGAAGGAGATCGAAGAATACCTGACTGGTAAAGGGTTCCAGCTTGTTGTTGAGATGGTAGGCAAAACGAAGGTGGCTGATAAGAATTGCATCCTGCTCCGCGATAACGTGGTGGTTGAGAATTATGAGGAAGTGGCTGGAGAGGCTATCAGTATTTAATTCCTTCAAAACTAAAATTAAAAACATGTCTAAAAAGACCCTGCCCCCGATTCACCTTGCATGCAGCGATGATGAATTAAGACCGGCCCTAAACCTGGTTGAGATTATTGACGGAATAGCAACAGCAACCAATGGGGATATTATTGCCCGCATGAACCTGGGTGCATATTCCAAGCTTGATGAAACGACTATTAAATTGCTGAATGGAAAACTTATTCATCGTGATGTTTGGGAAAGCTGTATTGATGCGGATATCCTTACGATTGATGGGGATAGTATTCATATGGATAAGGGCGGCATTAAAGCAACTTTCGATATTGCCACGGCTTTGAAATTTCCAGATCATCATAAAATCATTCAAGCTGTTGCCAATAGCTTATTTGATGATAAGTCATATGTTTGTTTCAACCCGAAATTTATTGCCATTGCCGCAAAGTTGTTTCCATCCGAAAGCCTGATCTGCCGGTTCTATGAAAATAACGATATGATGGTGTTCTTCCCATCCGGTGATGCAAAAGGATTCATGGGAATAATGCCAATGAAGATTACGGCAGAAGAAGCTACTATGGATTTTTCATTAACATGATCTGGAAATAATTTGTAGTGACCCAACCCCGCGTTATATGTTAGATACAAGAGTGAAAGAAATCCTGCAAGAGTGCGAAAGTAGAATCAAAAAGGTTACAAATGATGATTCTATTTCTATTATGATATTTTCAAAAAGGAAACAACCGAAGTTATCTTTCGATGATATAATTGAATTTGTATGCAAAGTTACCGGGGAAAGCAAGTTGGATGTAATGAAAGTAAGTCGCAAAAGAGAATTGGTAACTAACCGGCAATTGATAATTTATTTTTCATACAATTATTGTAGATTAAGTAAGTCTGAAATAGGTAGAAGATTAGACCAAGATCATACTACAATTATGGCTGCTTTAAAAAAAGTAAATAATTTTTTGAAGAATGGCGATGAAATTATTTGCACATATGTAACTGAAGTAAACAATATTATTTATTCTTTAACCATAAACCATGACCGACCGCCAACAACTTGAGCGACTTATGGCAATGGTAGAACAAGCCAGGGAAGCGCAGAGAGCCCATTACGAAATAAAAAGGAAGGGCAATGGCGATCAGATAAAGAAGGCGCTATCAGAGCTTCGAATGAAGTGGGATGCTGTTGATAATTTATTTAAGGCTTTGCGGGAACAGGGGTATGTACCGACGAAACACGCTGAGGCCGATCAATCCAAAATGTTTTAACCGTTTTTAATCCGTGCCTCAACCAGTACTCCAACCTTAAAAAACTGACTGTGGCGAATAAAACTTATAGAGAAAAATTACTTGATCCGCGCTGGCAACGACGTAGGTTAGAAATATTTAATCGTGATAATTTCACCTGTCAGAAATGTGGGGATAATAATAATACACTCAGTGTTCATCACCGCTGGTATGCGTTCGGCAAAGAGCCATGGGAATATCCGGATGATATTTTAGTAACACTATGCGATAGTTGCCACAAGGAAGAAGAAAAGGCAAAAGACAACCAACGATTCATAAGGAATGCATTTCTGATTTGCGGTTATTATAATACCGAGCTGAACCAATTAGCAGATGATATAATTTATAGCATTGGCGAACTGGGTAAGGAAGGTTTTAATACGCTTATTAAAGAGATAGCAGAAAAGGAAAGATCAAGGGAAAGAACAAAACCTGAAAAAGCGTAGCAATGGCACGACCAACCAGGCAAGGGATTGACTATTTCCCTTATGATGTAGATCTCGACCAGGATGATAAATTAGGAATGATTATAGGGGAGTTTCAAATTAAAGGCGAAATACTATTTACAAAACTTTGTGCTTGGATTTATAAGACGAACGGATATTATACTGAATGGAATGAAGAAGTACAACTGAGGTTCCTGAGACGTTACGATTATTGTGGCTTCTCAGTGAGTTTCACAAATGAGGTTGTACCGAGGTTAATCAAGTGGGGTTTATTTGATAAAACCGTGTTTGATTCGTTTCACATTCTAACCTCAGCACGTATCCAACAAACATGGCAAGAGGCAACACGCAAGCGCAAAGACTGTGTAATTGATATAAGATATCGCGTTTCTATAGTTATTGACGCCGGTAAGACGGAAGAAACTAATGAAAAGACGGAAGAAACTCCACAAAGTAAACTAAAGGAGAGTAAACTAAAAGAAAGTAAAGTAGAGCCGCCACCTGAAAAAAGCGATTACGGTGAAGTAAGTCAATGCTACGATATCGAAAAGGAACTCATTAACAACCAAATTTATTTTCAAAAAATTTGCATGGCAGCGCAAAAAGACGAAGAGACCGGGCGCCGGGTTTTGAAAAAATATCACTTAAGCATGATTGAAAATGACAGATACCCTCGATCAAAAAGGTCGCTTTGTGCTGGGTTTGAAAAATGGTTGATGGACGAAAAATCTCATCGCAATGTTAAACAAGGAACTAAACAAATTGGCCGCGACTTTATCCCCGACTGACCCAATCCACTTGGACCCTTACTTACTAACTCCCGGTGAAGAAGAAAGGGCGGTGGAAATTGCTGTTGAGCAGGCTAAAAAGTTCATGGCTTGGAAGATGCGAAAAGTTTTGAAAACCGAAGACGAGATTTGCCATAAAATATCGCTCATTGACTGGAATAAAAAGGTGAACCGGGATGAGATTTTAGCAAAAGCGAATGCGTTGAAGAATCAGGAAGTATGGCATAGGGCCCAAAGAGAGGCTGATAAGATGCGCGAAGCTGACCAACTGAGGGAATTGGCTGCATATTGGACATATGGCCGCATTTATCAGCTGATGAAGTATAACAGCCTGCATATGTTCGGAAAGGAACTCGATGAAACGCCAGGTAACCTACCCGCCATAAAGGCCCTTTGTTTTTTTTTAAGCCGCGATGACAGATTCGCTACTGACCTTGGATTTGATCGATTAAAGGGGTTATTAATTCGCGGTCCTTCGGATACCGGAAAAACGCATCTCGTCCGCTGTGTTGAAGACAATGGGCTAAATCCAATCAACTCGCTCTCTATGCTTGATATTACCGAAAAAATAAAAGCGGATGGTAAATATCAAATCGAAAACAAAGGCCAAAAAATTATATATCTCGATGATGTTGGAACTGAAGAAGCGATGATAAAATTTTACGGTACAACCAATCTATGGTTCAAAGTCTTTATCGAAACGGTATATCATAGAACTAAATGCTTTAATCACCTAATCATTTCTACTAATTTGAATTTTAGCGAAATCGGTGAGCAATATGGATTTCGAGTTGAAAGCCGAATGCGTGAGATGTTCAATGTTATAGACATGAAAGGTGGTGGATATAGAAATAAAAAATCACAATGAAAAAACTCATCCTCCTCATTTTCTTCTCCGGCTCCCTGGATTCGTTCAGCCAGGTATATTGCGATACCGCTGGCTTAGAATTAAAATATTTAAAAGCAACTAGGGTATCTGATGGACCGATGTTTATTAATTCGGGTACTGTCATTTGGTTAAAACCTATAGCTATCCCCGACACCCTCCGCGCGACCCTTATCGTTTATCACGACAGCGACAATTCGATCGTTCACACGATGCCGGGGTTTGTCGTGCGGGAGTTCGTAAAAGATGATGTTTACCTGGATGACAGGAAAAGATTGATTAAGGCACCGATGGAGGTGCTAACGTATAAATTGAAAAATCATTAAATCTATGGCAAAGAAAAAAGAAGTAGGTAAGAGACAGCCTGAATTGCAGGAGATAATTGATAAGCTGGATATTTATAGAAAACAATTGTCAGAAAATAAAAAGATCGGTAGCATGAAATTTCAGCACATGCAAGCAGCTCTACATTGGGCGAAGCAAATTATCAGAGATTGTTATGAGGCACCAAGGGAAAAAAATGCTGTGGCATGGATGAAGTAAAACATATTCCCCTCACCAAAGCGCACATCCGCGCCTCAGCCATTAAGGAACTGACCTGGAAGGGATACGATGTTTGGATTAACAACAATATCGCAGTACGCAGAAGGGCATTCATAGGGCGGCTCGGTGTCAGCGACATAATTGGAATCACGAAAGATGGCAGGTGGGTTGTGGCAGAGGTCAAGACGCTCAACGATCGCCTTTCGCCCGATCAGATCACTTTCCTCAATGACGTAAAGAAAACCGGTGGTGAGGCTTATATCGCCTGTCAGGTGGGGAATCAGGTGGAGTTGAAGGAGTGGAAGGTACAATAATTTAAAACTA